TGGGTCGCGTTTGCCCATGCGGTCTGCCAAAACCTTGTGCGCAATCTGCTGCGGATTCTTGTATGTGGAACGCAGCGACTTCGTGATGATGAGCTTGTCCATGGGCACACGCTCGTCTACCAGAGACTGCAGCGACTCGCGCACGAACTGCACCGCCACCTCCAGGTCCTGCTTCTTTGTCAGGATGTCAATTAAGCCGCCATACACGTCCTTAACGATGGGCGCATTGTCGCGTCGACGCAGCACGATACCCATGCTCTTTGGCTTGCCCTTGTTTGGGTCCGTCTCGTACAGGATGCCGAAGTAGCGCTTCTTCTGCAGCAGGCCGAAGGGCATGAGCGTCTTTTCATACACCCATCCGTGCGGTGCCTTCAGGAATGCGGAGGCCATGTCGCCCACCTGCCGCGCGAGCTCAATGGTGATTTCCAGCGCCTGCTTTCCGCGAATGGGTGTTCCGTCCTTGTTGGACAAATTGAACGTGTAGAATACAGAGTCCGTGTTGTGAACAATCATGTTTCCAATTCCAGCCGCGAAATGATGATTGTCGGTGGTCAAATCGTAAACACATTGATTCTCCTCAACCGGCAATGTTATTATTTTCTTGATGGAATCGGGACATTTTCTCTGAACGCCGGTTGTCATGGTCGCTCTATAAATGTCCATCTTGTCTGAACGCGTGTTCAATGATGTTTTCCATCCAAGACTTTGAGCCAATAAACATATGCATGCAGCGCTGATTTGATTTTTTTGGTCAATGCGGGGGAACCAATGGTTCCCCCTTACCCCCTCCTCATCCTCTTCCTCCTCCTCCTTGTCGTCAATGGGGGGCATTTTGTATTCACTCAACATGCCGTTCCAAAAACTTTCTCGAACTTCTTTTGAGCCGTTAATGATGCTTGACGGTATGATTTTTTTTTCATCATTGTCTACTGCAAATGATGACCCCATGACTCTGGCTTGTTCAACAGTGATCACTGGCACTTCATCGGATGCGGGTTGTGGCTGCGGCAACGCACAATGCAGCAATTTGGTTCCAATCTCCACATTTTTTGGTGAAATCTCATCACCGGTTGAGAGAATCAAAGAATGGTCGTCCGTCACATCAACAATTCCAGTGTGCGTAATGATTCTCATCATTTTTTTGTGAGGGGCGAGCACGTGCCGAATAACGCGATGAAGACGGGTCCATCCCTTTTCGGACCACGTTTCCACGCCGCACATCATTTCGCAAACCTCTTTGGTTTGTTTGCCATCTTCTTTGCAGTCGGACCATTCATTCGGATTCGCGCCATATTTTTCTGCAAGCGCTTCAATGGGACAAACATCAATGACGCCGCCCAATCGGACATACACTGGAGTGTGTGCCGCTACACTGTCCCCGTACACGTACTCCGCCCGTGTGTGCACGATGCCATATTTGCTCGTTTGGCATTCCGTGTTCCCGTACACCTCCTCCACCATGCGCTTGGCATACGTTAATAATTTACGCCCGGTGGCGGTCGTGGAAGCCGCCACATCCACTTCGTAGAACGAGCTGGTCTTGGCGCCGCACTGACCGTAAAGCGAGTTCGCGGTGACTTTGTAAGCCAGCTGCCGCTTGTCCAGCACGTTGGCCATGAAGGGGTCCGACTGCTGCTCCGCCAGCTTGCGCGTGGCCTTGCGCGCTGCCAACAATTCTTCTAGAATGGACGGCAGAATGGCCTTCGTGCCGTCCTTGAACTGCGCAAACCGGCACACCTTTTTCCCGCTCAGGTGCTTCTCCATCTTGCCACGCGCGTTCGGCTTCCATCGATACGTGTCGTACTCCACGTCCACGTAATCATAATTAAGCAAGTTGTCGTAAATGTGCTGCCGGGTTTTCGGGTCCTTTTCGCCCGTCTCGCGAACCAGATTGCCATCCAGGTCGTACTCCTTTGTCCAGACCTTGCTGTCATGCGACAGGTTTTCGCTGATCATGGACGACGGATACAGCGACGAGTAATCGTTGCATGCCACGGGATTGTCCAGGTAGAGGCCGCGCTTTGGGGGCAGCACAATGGCGCCTTCGTAGCCTTCGCCGGATGGCCCCTTGTCAATGACGGGCATGAGCGTGTTTTTCTCGCGGCATTTTTTGGCCATGTAGCTCGTCAGCTTGATGCCCTGGCCGCGAATGACCAGGAAACTGATGGGCACGCTGCAAATCTTGGCCATCTCGTTATAACCGGTGATCACGTCCACCTTCTTCATGAGGTGGTGCACGAGGTTGCAATCCTGAATGCAGTATTTGGCAATGACGGCGCGCGGACCAGGGCCCTCGTTCGTCATGCGGAAAATGTCCTGCGGCGTCACGTCGTCCTTGGACACGCCCCAGCGCACATGCTTCTTCATGTCGGGTGTCTCGTGTCCGACGATTTCGAAATAGCCGGCCACACGGTCAATTGCGACGACCTGGAATTTTTGGCCGTCTTTGTAGGGGTCGGTGGAGTGCCCCGTCTCTTCCAGCTCGATGTAGTTGCCGAACTCCAGGCCGCTGAGATTCTTGCTCGTGATGCGAGTTACCTTTCCGTCCGCCCGAGCGTCGGCTTCAACCCGGTGCTCCACTTTAAGCACGTCGTCTCCGATGAAGTAGGAGCCGACGTAGTCCAGCTTGTAGGATGTGAGGTTGTAGTCGCGGCGGAAGTAGTTATACATGTCAATTTGCAGACGGCCCGACATGGCAATGTAGTGCAGGTCGTACTGCCCGCTGGCGAGGGCGATGCTGGTTTCTTCAATGCTGACGCGCCCCGTTTTGAAATCGCGCTTGCCGCAAAACTCGTCAGCGTTGCGCGAGAGCTTCAGGAAATCGTCTTCCACGTGGTTTTCCAGCGCACGATGAAACATGAACTGGTAATCAAACCCGAAGATGTTGTAGCCGATGATGATGTCGGGGTCCTCGCGCTGCACGAGCTCGGTCCAGGCCTGCAGCAGCTTGCGCTCGGTCTTGCAGCTCACGATTTCTGCGGTGGGAACGGGGTCGCATGTTCCCAGTGCAAGGCAGTGGTTTAAATAGGGGCGGTCTTCACCGTATCGCAGGAATGTGGAGCCGATGAATGTGACCTTGTCGCCCTCCACTGGCGGAAACACGGCGCACAGGGCGTCGTTCATGTGGTTGATTTTGGTTTCGCGGTCCAACGCAGAGGATTGCAGCATGTCTGAAATGGAATGAGCGGGAGCGGCGGGATTAGCGGAATAAGCGTATGCAGCAGCAGCAGCAGTGGCAATTGGTTTTACCGCACCGGTTGCCGTAGTGAACACGCTGCGCCCATCATCGTCGTCTGCGTCGCCATCATCGTCTTCGCCATCGCACTCAGCCAATGCATCGTTTTCTGCCTTCATTTTTTCAAACATGCGCTCGATGGTGTTGACATTCAGCATGACGTCGGGGTCGGCTTCTTCCACCAACGTGTTGATGGGCGTGGACCACATGCGCTCAAATGTGGCATCCAGTTGTGCCGGAGTTGGCACGGTTTTGGTGTAAATGCGCTCAATGTCATCGTGTATCGTGAACGACACAGGCGGTTGCGTTTTTTTGTCATGGAACGCGGTGCGAATCATGCGATGCACTTCCGACCGGGTTGTGGATTCGGGCGTCTTCAGACACACGTCCACGATGTTGGCGGCGAGTTTTTTGTAGCTTTTAATCGGAACGGGGAAGTCGCCGTGGCTGCTGCTGGCTTCAATGTCAAAACTCATGATTTTGTAGGGGACGAGTGTCTCCTTTTCGGGCTGTGCAACAACGTCCTTGTGTCCAACGCTGTATTCGTATCGGCACGTGGTTTGCTTTTGTGTTTCAATGGGTTCGCCCTTGACCTTGACCCAGCCGGATGGACTGATGTCCTTGATGTGGAAGTAGCGCAACAGGGGCGGGATGTTGGCCTCATATATGTAGGTGTCTTTGTGGCCACGCGGGTTCAGGCGCAGGTCGGTCCCTTTGCGCTCATACCACAGGTTCTTCACTTTGTTCATGGTGGCCATGTTTTTGAATTTGAGAAGGAGGAATTTGTGGTCTTTTCCGCCGTCAAACCCGTAGAGCGTCTTGCGACGCAGGAGCTTGCATTCGTCGACCAAAATGGAATCCTCGCTGAATTTTCCGATGTCTTTTTTCAATTCCGTGATGAAGCGCGCCTTGGCTTCAAACCCCCACGTCTCCGGGACCTTGACGTAGAAGAAGGGCTCGTAATTGCGCACAATGATGCAGCAGGTTTCGCCGCGCTCATTTATGCCGAACATTTGAATTACGAAGTGTTTTTTGTCCTTGGCCTGTTTTTTGAAGCCGCCACTGCTATTGCTGCTTGCACTTCCGCTTCCAGTGCCGGTTCCCGGCATTTCATCACGCACCTGAAAATCAAATAGACGGAATGAATGAGCTTCTGACATATTCACGTTCTGCGACGAGTATGAATTGGATTCTGTATTTGGAACATGTTTAGTGTTTAATTGTTTTCAATTTTTATTTTATTTCAGGTTATTCATTTCATTTTATTTCATTTTCATTGCATGGATATAGATGTAATGCGCAAATAATATAAAATTATAGTGTCATATGCATTTATAATTACACATTTAAAAATCAATACAATGAGTAGCGCTGCTTCTATTTCCGCCGCAAAGAAACGTCGCGCCAACCAGGTGCAACCGCCCACACCACAACAGCAACAGCAACAGCAAAGACCCATGACCGCGCCTTCTTTAGCAAGTTTGACACCTGCACAACGCCAACAATTTTTGATGCAGCAACAACAGCGCATGCAACAAATGCAACAAATGCAGCAGCAGCAACAACAGCAACCACAACCGCAGCAACAACAAATGCAGCAGCAAAAATCGAGTCAACAAAAACAAGGACAAGGACAAGGACAGCCGAATAAAAAGCCGGGATTGACCTGGCCTGCGCCGCCCATTTATCTCATGAAGCAGATGGACACCATGTTGTTTCAACAAAGTCAATCCATTGATGATATTAAAAATCGGTTGAATTGCATCGAAAGTGGGTCATTGCCTGGAACTCATTCATCATCCGACGGGATGTCGTTGTCGTTGTCCTTAGAGCAGATTAAGCCGGAGCTCATGAGTGATGAGGAGTTTGTGTCCGGCATCGTGGACAACATCATGACCAATTCCAACTTGTCTGACATCATTGAACAGATTGATGCCGTGCAAATTGAAAACAAGGAACTGCGCGACCTGCTTTACGCGCAGCAAAAGACCATCAACGAGATGAACCTCATGTTGCTGAAATTGTTTAGCCAAAACATAAGTGCGCCAATCAGCGTGCCAAGCAATGCCAGCAATGGCAGCAATAGCAGCGCACAATCGCCAGCGCAAGACCAATATGAACAAGACCAAGACCAAGACCAAGACCAAGACCAAGACCAAGAAGACCAAGACCAAGACCAAGACCAAGGCGACAACATTCAATTGGATGTTTCAAACATGCAAGCCGTAGATTAGGATGAATGGACAACGTCCTCGTAATATTTATATGAAATTATTGTCGCATATAAATAAGCATAGGCATAAGTATTTAAAAAATTGATTGCATCAATTATTAGCAATTCATTCATATAACATTCGTATCAAATCCATGCAGTCTGTATTTGCGGTGCTCATTTTTTGCGTTGTATTGTTTCTGTATTTACACATTTATTTCCACATGAAAACCAGCAACGACCTGGAGGTGTATGAAATCGACCAACCGTCCAAAGACAAACTGGAAGAGGTGTGTGATTTGCGGCAGCCGGTGTTGTTTGAATATGCCAACGAGCGGCTGATGGAATCCTGCACCCTGAATGCAATCCGAGCGTCGTACGGCGCATTCGATGTGCGCCTGCGCAACGTGAAGGATTCCGCAGATGAAACCGACACAACCGAGTTGCATGTTCCGTTGACGCTGCACGCCGCGGCGGAAGCGTTTCACAGCGACAAGGACTCGCGCTACATCAGCGAGAACAATGGCGACTTCTTAGAGGAAACGGGCCTGACCAAAACGTTCAAATACAATGACGCGTTTTTGCGCCCACCCATGGTGAGCAAATGCATGTATGATGTGGTGTGCGCGTCGCCCGGGACTGCAACACCTCTGCGGTACGAGCTGAATTATCGCAACTATTATTTGGTGACGCAGGGCAGCGTTAAGCTGCGGCTGATTGCCCCGCACGCCAGCAAGTACCTGTATCCCGTGGCCGATTACGACAACTTCGAGTTTCGGTCGCCCGTCAATCCGTGGACAACACAGGCGGAGTATCGTGCCGATTTTGACAAGATTAAAACCATGGATGTGGAGCTGCGCGCGGGACAAATTATTTACATCCCAGCATATTGGTGGTGCAGCATGCAGTTCCCTTCTGGTTCAGGTTCAACCTTGACCACCATTTGCTGCTTCAAGTATCGCACCTACATGAACACTGTCAGCATAATTGATAAGCTGTGCATGTGGTTGCTGCAGCAGCAAAATGTGAAGCGCGATGTCATTGAGAAAAAAATAACAGCGACAACAAATGCCAAAGCGACAACAAATGCCAATGCAAATGCAATAATGAATGCATCAATTGATGTCGATGGGCTTGGAGACAGCAGCAGCAGAGCCGGAGACATCAGCGCTGGAGGAGAGAGTAGCGGCAGCAGTTAAGAATTCGGCGGCAGTAATGCGGTCTTCGGCGGGACAGAGCGCGCGTCGAAACAATTCACGCATCGGTTCATCCTGAATTTTGTCAAAATATGCAGGATTGATGTGGCCGTCTCTCTCAACCTCAAAAAAGTCGGAGGGATAATCTTTCGGATAGGCAGTGCACTTGCGCAACACAATCAGCGTGAAAAACATTAGCGCAAATGACCACACGTCGTGGGGCTTTTGGAGTTTCGTCCAGTTGTATGTCTCCATGTCAATGTTTGGATTGAAGCCGTTGCCCGTTTCAGGGGCGCAAAACGGCTTGGTTCCTCCAGTGCCGTCGCCGGTTCCAGGGCTGCCCGACATTCCAAAATCAATGAGATAGAGCGTCTCTTCCCCGGAACTGCTGTCCGGTTCCCAACGGACATCTTGAATTAGGGTGTTTCCGGGTTTGATGTCCCCGTGCACGATGTTGTGCGCGTGCAAATGCGTCAGCGCTTCTGCCATTTGAATGCACAGCCGCATGATTTGCGCAGTTGTCGGAGGGATGAACACCGTTTTGAACCATGTGTCGAGCGTGCGTGAGTGTGTCAAAATGGGCTGAATGCTGTACGATATGTGGTGAAACAGTGTGCGCTCGCTGGCGGGAATTTTGCAGATGCTATTCAAATGCACATGCGCAGGGGTGATGATGTGGTGTGCGTGGTCAATTCCGAACCCGTGCACCAGGTCCAACTTGTGTGCCGGTTTCATGATTTGCGACACCACAAAATGCTCCGACTCGATTTGCGAATTGTCAAATGCGTGCTCGACGCGCACCATGAAGTCATTGATGCGGAACATGCCGACCATGTGGCTCAATCGCCTGTACATGTTGAACATTTGCGGATGGTCAAACACGTTCACATCCGACACGTCAATCTGCAGTTCTGGGCGACGTTTGATTTTACCAATGAATTTGGGGATGTCTTCCTTGCATGTTGTGTATTTTCGAATCGTCGTTTTCCTGTAGTCCGAGAAAAAATACAGTTGCCGAATCATTGCAATCAGCGGTCGAATGTCGTTTCGTGCCGCGGTTTTCCATCGGGTGATGACATCCATCTCGGGTTCATATTCGAATGTGTCGAAATCGCCGATGGTCGGCACATTTACACTTATGGAATCCATGTCAATGGTTTTCACCACAATGTCCATGATTGGGTCGATTGGTTCGATTATTGGTTCGATTATTGGGTCGATTGGTTCTGGTGAAGCGCAAATTGTGGCATTGAGCATGGGCGTTGGATTTTCACAAAATGACGATTTTGAATCCATTATTTTTTTAACAATTGCCCTAATAAATTTAAACATATCATAGTATGATATCAATCTATTTTAGGTTTATATTGTTTATATTTCATAAAAAATATAAACACATTGCATGAATGACAATAACCAACCACCCACATTTGTCTGAATGAAACCGGTCATAGACATGCCTCTGCTTGAAAAAGCGATGGAGAACGAGAACAATGCAACCGTTTCCACGTTGAACACGCGCAAAATAGGCGCAGAAAAAATGCGCCAACTCATGCAACTTGGGCTCAGCCAGTCGGTGCTTTCCGACTACGTTTACAAGCTGAGAGATTATCGGTACGTGGACGATTTAAATGGGCTCACGCATGGAGCCTACATTCGCTGGATTGATTTGAAGAATCCGGAACGCCTTTGTCTCGCGCGCGGTGCCATCATTTGTGATATTAAAATCGGGCAAAAGGGGGTGTCCTTGCTGTGCAAAACACAGCCCAATCCCGCCATATTTCATGTCAACATGGACGAGGTCCTCATTTTTCAGCGCCTGAGCCAGCAAGAACGCGTCATTCTTTCTGCGATGGATTATTTGGAGGGGGGTGACGAAGACACATCAACGAGCGATTCGGACTCGGACTCGGACAACTGATGCGAATTGTGCGTGTTGTGCAACTGTTTTAGCTGTTCATACTCGAATCGCTTAATGATGACGCAATCATTGTCCAGAATCAATTGTTCATTTGATGCAGGATTGGTGGGGGGTTTGACAAGATACACAATGCCGTCGCGCATTTTCCCCAAACACCATGCACACAATTTGAATGCTAAAGTGGGCGCCAGTTCGGCAATGAAGAAAAGCATTGTCCTGAGTTATTTATATGTCTTGAGTTATTTTTATTATCATTTGGTCGCAATTGATGCAACGTTTTTGCGAGTTTTGGTGAGTTTTCTTCCTTTGCGAGCGGCGGCGTGCAACTGTGCCTTCCCCTTGCACGACATGCCAAAGTATTTCAATCCTTTTTTTCCAAAGACGCTGGTGGTGCAGAGCGAAATTGCATTTTGAGTGCCCGTTTTTTTCTCAACGGATTTGATGCATTTGCACAACTTGGTTGCTAAAATGTCCTCCGCCTTTCGTTTTATCTCGTTGCTGCTTAAATTGGCAAATGGAAGTTTGTAATAAGAGAGAATTTTTTCATAATCCGACCTTGTCATGGCGGAAGCACTCATGCTTTAAACGCACAATTGTATTACCCGAATAAGAATACCTAAAATTCCAAAACACCGATGGGTCCTATTAAACAATGATAAAAAAAATAAAAATCATGATGCAATCGCACAATCACATAAATAAACATGCATTTTTAAATATTGAATTATTATAGTTTAAATTTAATCTAATTTAATTTATTTAGGTGCGAGTGCCATTCATATAACACAATAGTAACGCGATGGCAATGGCAGATGCGCCCAAAAAAAAAATAGTGGTGCTTGATGTGGATGAAACTCTTGGCTACTTTGTGGAGCTGGGCATCTTTTGTGATGCCCTCACCCAAACCGCGTGGAACCATGATGCGACGGCTCAATACGAGCACTTCAACTGGTTGATGGACCTGTACCCCGAATTCCTGCGCCCAAACATCATAGACTTGTTGCGGTTTTTGAAAACGAAAAAAGAGTCCAACGAATGCTGCGGGGTCATGGTTTACACCAACAACAACGGTCCTCGCATGTGGGTGGAACACATCATCAAATACATGGAATCCAAACTGGGCGCGCGACTCTTTGACCAAATCGTGGCGGCGTTCAAAGTGAACGGACAAATCATCGAAATGGGTCGCACCACGCATGACAAAACGTATGAAGATTTGCTGCGATGCACCAAGTTGCCATCCAATGTGGAGGTGTGTTTCTTGGACGACCAAATGCACTCGCAAATGGAGCACGGACAGGTGTATTACATTAACGTGAAATCATACGTGCATCAGCTGAGCGTGCAGACGCTGCTGGACCGGTTCATGCAGTCGTCCGTTCTGCGGACCACCATTGGCCACATGTCAATCGACGAGGTGCGGCAACGCATCGCAAAAATCATGCAGCGATTTCAGGCCACGCACGTTCCAAAGGACCCAATGGAACAGGAGATTGATGCAATCATAAGCAAAAAAATAATGGAACATTTGAACACGTTTTTTAAGGGAGGAAAGGGAACCATGGGAAATGCAAACATGGGAGGGAATGCAAACACGGGAAATGTAAGAATGAAACATAACTCGAATAATTTGAATACCCTAAAAATGAGACATCATCATGCGCATCATGCTTTAAACACAAAAACTGTAAAGAAGAATAAACCATAGAATAAACTTTGGAATAAAACTTTGGAATAAACCTTTGGAATAAAACTTTAGCACAATTGTTTTATTATTTTATTGTGCATGTATATTATAACCCCAAATCACTAACCCAATGTTCAACTTTTCCAGTTTCCTTTACCTCGTCTTTCTGTTCTACGTGCTCAGCCCCAATGTGCTGCTGCGCATCCCTCCCAACGGGTCCAAACACGTCGTTGCGTTCGTGCACGCGGTCGTGTTTGCCCTGGTGTACTACTACACATCGGGCTACGTGAGCGGACTGCTCGGTTCACTTTAAATTCAAATTCAACCATGACATTGTCATTTTATTACCCGTAATACCCGTAATAAAATTAATATGGCGCGCACCCCGCAAACGTTAATTGTTTTTTTTGCAACGTGTTTTGTTAGTTGCGGCTGCATTGTGTTTTTTGCTGCGGCGTCCACCTTTGGCCAATCTGGGTGTCTTTATTTCGCCGACTGTGTATACAATGCCCGTCAAATGCGAACCGCCTTGCGGCGGTGTTCCAGTTACAACGTATATAATATCAACCACTTTATAAGTGGTAATCAACTGCGCCAGTGGTGGATAAGCTGCAACATTATCCCCTGCATCTGCCATTGTATAAAATGACATTCTAGTCCCAGTGTGCATGGTGAGTCCTTGTGGGTCCACATAATTCATGTTTCCATCCGCATCAAGCCAGAATGATATCCAGTGTCCCATTTCGCTGAACACATCTGAGGTACCAGGTTTTATGTTGACAGTGTAAAATTTGACAAACCATGCATAATGCAACCTACTGTTCATTGCCGCAATTTTCCTCATGTTGTTCATGATTTTTTGCAATCCTTCCGTGGTGCTCATTCGTTCAACAATGAAACTTCTATTAACTTGAGGTAAGAACTCATCAATTGCATGCATAAAAAATCGAACGGATTCGCCGGCCGTAATGATTGTTCTAGTCCTCAAACTGGTTCTTTGTTGAGGCCCCATCATCAATGCCATGACATTTGCCAAATCGTATGGTATAAATCCGTAGAATGCAAGCAAATTCAATAGACATGATTGTTCAGTTAAATGTGTGTGATCGCGATAGAATGTCCCCAATGGCCCATACTGTTGAGTTGGCATTGGAGGTCTGTCTTTCATAGTCACTTCCAATAATTGAATGTGTATGCCGGCCTGTGGTTTTCTAGCAAAATTGGCAAAGTCAACAGGAGCCATGATCATGCTGTCAACTTCCCGATACATTGGAAACTGTATGTTCCTGGAAGGCTGTCTGCAACAAAAAAATATAACATGGAATGCTTTGGGATTGATTACCTGGCCTGGCCTCAATAATGTTTCTACATCAGCTGACACCATTTTAAACAAGTTGGTGTACGTGTAAACTTTGGTGGGGTTCAATTGAGGAAATGACACTAGTTTTGTTACTCTGATGTCGCGAACGGCAGCCTTTATGGCTTGGATGCCATCATTTGCCGGGATTTTACCAATAAATTCATAACGATACAAACCAATGTAGGGAACATGTGGGTCGGTTGGGTTTCCTATAGTAAAGGCGATTGGTTGTAGCATTGCATGTCTTCCATCCGCATGGCATTGTTCCCTCCCATGAAGAAAATATTCAATATTGTCCCTCATTTGTTGTGAAGTACTAAATCCAGTAAGCATTGCAGCATCACCTAAGGTGGGACAAGAGCCCATTGGCGAATAATAATCTATTTTTTCAAATTCAGTGCGATGTGGGAAATGAATATCTGACATTGTGCCGCCATGCATCATGAACATGTATGTTTGAGCAATTAAATAGTTTTCATTTGCACGCGGAGGTAAAGTTTGCGATTGTGGCAACATTGACACATTTTGAAGCTGGGCTTGTCGTGAATCGAGTTGTGCCGTCAATCGTGCCCCTGTGCCAACCTTACCACTTATTCCCTCCTGTTGGTGAACGACACCATCTAACATCATTTGGATTGCATCCAAATATGAACGGTCGTCTACAATTTCATCGACAACAACTGCACCACCTCCCAATGGGGACGCCACCTCATCAGAATCGACGTGCGATGCGTGCGATGCGTGTGATGCGTGTGATGCGTGTGAGCGCGATGGCTGGCGCGATGGCTGGTGCGATTGCTGGTGCGATGGCTGGTGCGATTGCTGGTGCGATGGCTGGTGCGATGGCTGGCGCGATGGCTGGTGCGATTGCTGGTGCGATGGCTGGCGCGACGTAACCTCGTATCTCAGGTAGTTTATAAATGTGTTCTCATCTAGTATGAGGTCCACGGTTGGAAAATTGGTCCCCCGCATGGCGCGTCCATCTGTCAGTGGTTTCACAATTATATTATCCTTTTGGCCACGGGTGAGTTTAACGATTGATTCAACCAGTTCAACATCGCAGTCTGCAGTTAGTTGTCTCATTCCATGTTCTGCATGGCACGCGCGAAACACATTGACGTGCAATTCCCCGTATACAATGTCTTCTGCGCGTGGGTCCATCGCAGTGCAATAAAACAAGTATCTTTGGCCATCTCGTCGCAGCTCAACCACCGTGTTGTATAGTTTGTGAGACATGTGTTCGGATGTATTATGTGGCAAATTGGTATTATTTATTGCTATATACTTTAATGAATAATAATTAATTAAGGAGTCAACTAATTATTAATAATTTATACGCATGATGAATTGTTCATTCCACATTCTTGATTTCAGTGCGCGTGGAATTGTTGAATGTGCGGGATGCTAAATGAAAGCAATCCGGATTCATGGGCGCGAATTTCTCGGTTTTAAACAGCAGCGGGTGGGTTTGCTGAATTTGACGCGAGTCAATGCGCACGTTGTACAGGTCGCTCTTGGACGATGGCACGTATTCCGATTGCTCGCACTTTTGCAGCGCAAAAAACTGGTTGCGCAGGGTGGATTCCACGTTGACCGCCGTGGCATATCCCGACCACGGGGCAACCGCGCTGCCCGGATTGAACACATGTTCCGGGTTGTAAATGGGGTAGTTGGCAATTGGCACAGTTGCTTCCTTGCGCTGGTCCAAAATGGGCATGATTGTGTATTTTGAAAGCACGGGGCGCGCGCCCAGCTGCGGTTGCAGCGGTGCCGACGGAACATTGCGGTCGTACATGCGACGGCTCAACTCATCGGTGCGTTCCTGCTGGCAATAAGCGACACCGTTGGGCACGCCGTAAAAGCGTTCCTGCACCGGGACCTGATAATTGGGCGCTTGAGGGTGCTGCGCTTGAGGGTGCTGCGCTTGATGGGGCCTCTGCATTGATTGTGTATTATTGTGGTTGTTGCGGAATTGTTGTTGTTATGGATGTGTTTGCACTGTATTGTATAAATATAATATTTATATTTTTTGAACATCATTTAAAGAGTTTGGCCTATTATTTATCATCCAATCCATCCAACATGTGCGGCATTTTTTATTACGAATCCATCGGCTCCCCCCAAAAGCGGATTCCAGTGTCCATTCTGCAAACCCTGCAAACCAATTTTGCTAAAATCTCTCATCGCGGCCCGGACAACAGCAAATTCATTGTGTCCGGCCAGCATTGCATCGGGTTCCACCGCCTCGCCATCAACGGCTTGGCCTCCAGCGGCGACCAGCCCTTCAACATGCTGGGCTGCGACCTCATTTGCAACGGCGAGATTTACAACCACCGGCAGCTCATTGAAAAGCACGGACTCGCCGATGCGTGTGTCAGCGGGTCGGACTGCGAAGTGGTCATCCACCTGTACCGGCTGTTCAACGGCGACATGCAGGCCACTCTGCGCGAATTGGACGGCGTGTTTTCGCTGGTTCTCATTGACAGAGAGCGCAACTTGGTGCACATTGCGCGCGACCCCTTTGGCGTGCGTGCGCTCTACATCGGCAGCACCAACGACTACGAGTCGGACATATCCGTTGCGAGCGAAATGAAGGCGCTGCAGCACTTCAGCCATGTGGAACAGTTCCCCGGTGGGTGCTTCATGACGGTGTCCAAGGATGGAAACAAATTTGAAACCAAGCTGCAGCCGTATTATCCCGGATTGTGCCTGGATGAAACCCGTGATGTGCCGTACATCTACAACTTTGGGACATTTGGTTCGGATGATGCGGACTCATCTCAAGAAAAGCTGGAATTCACCGCTTGCACGCAGATGCGCGCCCTGTTTGAATCGGCGGTGTGCAAGCGGCTGATGAGCGAGCGGCCCGTGGGCTGCCTCCTGTCCGGCGGCCTCGACAGCTCCGTCACAACCGCACTGGTGGTCAGGCACATGGCTCAAGCGCAAGCGACAGGGAAGGTAAACACGTATGCAATTGGGCTGGAGGGGTCCGTGGACCTGAAGTGGGCGCGCCGGGTGGCGGAGCATTTGGGCACGCGGCACCACGAGGTGTGCCTGACGGAGCAGCAGTTTTTGGATGCGATTGACGCCACCATTTATCAGATTGAGAGCTACGACACCACCACCGTGCGCGCATCGGTGGGCAACTACCTGGTGAGCAAATACATTTACGACAACACGGACAACGTGGTCATATTCTGCGGCGACATGAGCGACGAGATTTTCGGGTCGTATCGCGGGTTCACGAAGGCGCCCAGCGACCACGCGTTCGGGGGCGAGAATGTGCGCATGGTGCGCGACGTGCGCTTCTTTGACCTTCTGCGGTCCGACAAGAGCATCAGCGGGGCGGGATTGGAGGCGCGCGTCCCCTTTGCCGACAAGACGTTCTTGGAGTTTGTCATGAGCCTGCCGCCGTGGATGAAGCGGTTCGGCGACGGCGGCGCCAATTACACCGTGGAAAAGCACCTGTTTCGCAAGGCGTTTGACGGGCTGCTGCCGGACGACGTGCTGTGGCGGCGCAAGGAGGCGTTCAGCGACGGCGTGAGCGGACACGAGCGCACCTGGGTGCAAATCATCAAGGAATATGTGGACAAGCGCGTGAGCGACGTAGAGGTCAGCATTTCGGCCGAGATGAACAAGTATGTGCATAATGCGCCGTACGACAAGGAGAGCTATTATTATAGGACCGTGTTTGAGCGTCATTTTCCTGGAAAAGGACGCGCAGAAACCATTCCGTATTTTTGGAGGCACCCGTTTTGCGAGGGCACATTGGACCCCTCGGCCCGTCTGCTGAAGGACGTGTATGCGGCGGAGAACCAAGGTTCTCCTCACCTCTCCTAATAAGCGGAAAACCAAGGTTAGCCGCGCTTAATGTAGCTGATTTTGCACTCCCCCTGTTCTATTAAATCAAACCCGTTGCTGCGAATGTAGCCGTCCAGCTGAGTCATGTGCGGGTACTGGTCCACGTCATCAAACACGATGACGCCTCCGGTCGGAATGCGCGTGTTGAAAAAATCAAATTCGTCCCGCACCAGCTGGGTAGTGTGCGGCCCGTCCAAGAAAACCAGTGCGTATTTATTTACAATGCGTTTGCATTCATCGTAAATTGGGATTCCGTCGCAGTACCGTTTAAAAAACTCGGTGTCCTCCAACGGAAAAAACAGGCACTCCATTCCGGTCTCATGACACAAACCGTATAAATTTGCGAGCATTCGATTTTTCATGGTGTTTGTGTAATCCAGCCGTTCCTTCTTGGTTTCCCAGTGTTCGTATTCAATGTTTCCAAAGGGGTCGATTGCAATGTGGATTTTGGATTGATTGGTTTTTAACAGCGTCTCCATGATGAGTTTGGTTCCTCCGCCTTCACGCACGCCAATCTCACATGTTAGACCGTCCACGTCCATGACCATTTCAACTGCATTTAAAAGAATGTGATATTCGCGGGAATCCGAATTCATGATTGTGTTTGATTGTGTTTGATTGTTTTATTGTTTTATTCTTTATATGTGTGTTTTCCAAAAATCAAATACCAATGAAATCAATCCGACAATAAGTTTTCCAGGTTTTCTATCAGGTTGACCGTTTTTTTATTTTTATCGGTGCATGTGCGTCTGTAATACCGCAATGGATTTTTCAAAATGGCGATTAACAATTGAATGTCATGTTCCACGCGTCCCTTCAATGTTATCACATCCCCCTTGTCAAAATACGTGTCAATGGTGGCACATCCGTGGTATATTGGCAAACAATTGTGCAACAGAGGCGTGATTATTTTTTCAGAAAAATAATGACCACTTTTGAAGTTTTCTATGCATATTGAAAACAAATAATGGCGGTACGGTTCAATGTCATCATAAAATGGACCTTTCACCGTGTGGAATGAATAATTGGAACTTCCATTGCCGTAAATGTCAATCGGCAACCCACATTTGATGATTTCCTGGGTTAATTTATGCCTATAAATGTGGCCCGGTGCAAACATTTTATTGCTCACCACAATGGACATGACCTTTTGTTTTTGTTTCATCGTTATTTCGGTCAATGGCGGTGAATACCACAAGTAGCCAAAGTGAGGCACAAACAATGCCGGCAATCCAGTTGCATCCCCTATTAGATATTTTCCAATGTGGCTCATTGCATAATTTACAAATTCGGGGGTCAGATTCAAAAAGGGAATGGGTTCAAATGCTAATCCTATGACATTTTTTTTCGGTATTTTTAAATCCGGCATCATCGTGTTTATTATGATTGCATGAGTGTAATCATCGTGTTCTGTCATGTATATTTTTTGATTTTCCCCATAAAATCCGATTTCGGCTGCATGATTTACTCTCTCATACGTTTCTTTGCAGTTTTCACTGGAAGTAAATGGGCAAAATATTTTAACCCGAATCATTTCCGGTTTGAGTTTTAATGCCTTTAATTTTTTATATCATTACAACATGACTAACAATTGCAATAATAATAACAATAATAATAACAACAATAATAACCATAATAATGAACTTGAATTTGGACCAGGTGGACCACGTGACGCTGGACCTGATGGTGAACCAGCCACAATATGAGAGGTACTTGCGAAACAAAGAGGCCGACCTGACCGGGAAGTACGAAAAAGCCAAACGCTTCTACAAAAAACGGATTTTGGAAATGACGCGCGATTTGCTGAAGGGGGAAACGGTGAACGACATTTTCGTGATTCAGGCGTTTGAGACATTTTCCAAATCGTGCATCACGTATTTTAGGAACAAGGACAAGAACGACACGCTGCAGGAGGAGTACATGGCCGAGTGCAATGCAATCGGGTATCTGCCGCCCATTGTGGAGGACAATGAATGCAATGAATTCAATGGCGACAATGGCGACGACAATGGCGACGACAATGGCGACGACAATGGCGACGACAATGGCAATCAAGCAATTTCGGAATCAACAAAACGCAAACTGGAGATAATGATGTCGTTCGACAAACACAAAGTGAATGTTCCCACGCTGGACACGTACGTCATCAAGACCACGCCCGCTGAAACCAATCAACATCATCGCATCATGACCAATCCCCCCCAAATGAAAGAAATCAACCTGGACGACCCCAAATTTAAAACCAAAGACATTAAGCCAAAGCCATCCAAAACCAAGCAAGCGCCTCTTCCTTAAAGAATTTAATGCGTGCAATAATTAAATTATTTGCATAATTTAATTCATTTAAATTACTAAATCCGTTCATGAAAATGAAATTCAAAAAAAGCAATCGAATCAACAAAGGCAATAAAAGCAGACGAAAAGGTAAAACCAACAAGGAACGTAATAAGGAACGCAATAAGGAACGCAATAAGGAACGTAAACACAGCCGAAAAACAAAACCCCGCAACTACGCAAAGGAGTTCGAACGGCTGAAGTGCGGCCCGGTTCAGGAGAATTATTTCACGTGCTACGACAATGACACGCTGCATAAATTAAGAGATGGCTGGAATGCGCGCCACCCCGACGTCCGCATTGAAACGAACGACCCGAAGGAGATTTGGACCGCGCTGAAGCAGAGGTTTGGTCGCATGTGTCGCAACGAGGCGTGCTGGATGAAGCAGCTCATTGGTTCCCCCGGAACAGACGCGTTTGCACCGGAAGCTCCGAAGTCGTGGAACCGCGACCCCGACGAGTGGTTGACGAGTGAAGACATTGAGGACGTGATGAAGCAGTATGAGGACAAGTTTCCCGCGTTTGAGTTTCTGGGGCCGTCGCCGAGCGATTACAACGCGCCCAAAGTGGCGGGCGTCTGCGTGTGGGAGGAGCTCTGCCACTTCAGTCTTAAAAAATACGTGGATTCGGGCACGCACAAAATCGGCGTGATTTTCAACACGGACCCGCACACGGAAGACGGGGCGCACTGGGTGTCGCTATTCATCAACATTGGGTCTGAGGCTGGGTCGGGGTTGGGGGCTGGGTCCAATGACAATTACATCTTCTTTTTCGACAGCACGGGCGACCGCCCGCAAAAAGAGATTCGCGAGTTTATAAAAACGGTGACGCAGCAGGGGCACGCATTGGGCATCCGGTTTAAGTATTATGAAAACCGGAAGCAGCACCAAAAGCGCAACACGGAGTGTGGCATGTACTCGCTCTTCATGATCGTGAACCTGATTGAAGGCACGCGAACCCCAGAGGAGTTCATGCGGGGAGACCGCATCCCCGACAGCCACATGTTGGAATTCCGCAAAGAGTATTTCAACCGCGGTGGAAGCATTTAGATTGTGCAACATTGGGATTCAATGGATTTTCAGAATTAATTTTTCCATTTATTTTTATATAAATAAATAGTATAATAATACACAATAGACACAACAATCCAAAATCACAATTGTGTGTGTGTACCTGATAAAACATGGCAGCGTTTACCGACAATAATTTCGCTTATAAAGTGTTGGTCAACACCAGCACCGAGAAAACAGCTTCAATCACTGGAGTAAATACCGCAACCTACACAAACGCTGCCACGTCTTGGGGAACATTCCCCTCAATTCCGGCCGTGTATTCAGGCAGCAACACCACCTACACTGGTTTCAAAGTGGTGGACATCGCAGCATTTGCATTTCAAAACAAAACAAAATTCAGCACCACCGCACTCACCCCCACTTTTCTGCATTCCAATTTGAAAAGCATCGGCGAAAAGGCGTTTTCCGGCCTCGCTCTGTCCGGAACGCTCTACATCCCCGACAACATTGAATTGATTGGGACAATGGCGTTTTACAACTGCACATTAATCAACAACATAATCATTGGCAACCTTGTGAATTCCGATGTCATTTCCCATTTGGCCGATTTAACTGCAGTTCTGAGCCAAGAAATAACAGACCGCAAAAATGCACACGATTCTCTGCATTTGCTCAAAGCGCCCAAGGATAACGCGACCTTCACAGGAACCACTGTTATCCCGGTTGCAAGTGTCATCCAAACTGCCACCATCACCACCGCCAACGTCGCGAAGGCTGCCGTGGGCACGGAAACCATATTAAGCGCAGCCATTGGAGTGCTGGATGTGTCGGGGAATGTCACATTTGCGGGCAGCACAACCACCACCGGTCAATGGAATTACACGGTTCACCCCAAATACATGAGCAACGTGCTGGCCACCGAAACATTCACGAACACCAAAGTGGCCGCCATTGCAGGGGACTCTCTGTCAAGCACGCTGAACACGCTGTCCGACCTGGCAACTGCAATCGGGAACGACCCCAGTTTTGCCACAAACATAACCACCGGAAACGTCCAGTTATTGAATTCATTGAATTCGGAAATTAGTTCGCGCGGGTCAGCCGTGTCATTGATTTCCAGCACACTGAGCACCTCTGCGGCATCATTGACCGCCGCAGATTCCGCGCTGAGCACGGCCCTCATCAACGAAATCAGCACGCGCAGCACCTCTGTGTCGACGCTGTCCAGTGCATTGAGCCGCGCAGCATCTTCGCTGGTTGTTGCTGACTCAGCCTTGGTCACGACTCTGAACACCGAAATCAACACGCGCGTCAGCGCTGTGTCGTCGCTGTCCAGCGCATTGAGCAGCGTTGCGGCTTCACTTGTCTCAGTGGATTCCTCGCTGAGCACGGGACTCAGCTACGAAATCAGCACGCGCAGCAGCGCTGTCTCGTCGATGTCCAGCTCATTGAGCAGCGCGACGGCTTCACTTGTCGCAGTGGATACCGGGCTGAGCACGGCACTCATCAGCGAAGTCAGCACGCGCAGCAGCGCTGTCTCGTCGCTGTCCAGCTCGTTGAGCAGCGCGACGGCTTCGCTTGTCGCCGTGGATTCCTCGCTGAGCACGGCACTCAGCAACGAAGTCAGCACGCGCGGGTCCGCCATGTCTTCACTTTCAACCTCCGCATCAGGCGCAACCTCTTTGCTGCAGGGGGGCAACCTCGCCATGTCAACCGCATTTGTCGCGGAATCCACCACACTCGGCACATCCGTGACGTCCCTTTCCAACAGCACGGCCACTGCGGCAACCACCCTGACATCGGTCAACGTCAGTTTGAGCTCGGTGCTGTCTGCAGAAATCTCCACTCGTGTGAGCGCGATGACGTCCGTGTCGACCATGGCGGCTGGTGCAGTCGCATCCCTGGTCAATGCAAATGCCAATCAGAGCGGGGCCGTCTCCACCGAAATGTATCTGCGAATCAGCCAAGTTGCATCGGTGTCGTCAGTCATGGCCGTTGCATTGCCGTCGCTTTCAACGGCTGTGTCCGCGATTTCCAGTGCGCTGAGCACCGAGATTTCCGCGACCATCGTGAATATATCCAGTGCCGTTTCCACCGTGATTGGAGGTGCGCCTGCCAATTTTGACACGCTTTCTGAAATTGCATCCGAATTTCAAACGAATTCCAGCCTGGCTCTGGTTGCCAGTGTGCTGAATCAAGCCACCGCCATATCTACCGCGCTGTCCACTGCAACATCCACCCGCATTAGTGCGGTGTCCTCCGTTTCAACCGCGCTCAGTGGTGCGGTGTCCTCTTTGACCGTGGCAAACAGCAACACGTCAACCGTTCTATTAACAGAGGTCAATGGTCGCGGCGCATCGATTGTTTCGGTTTCGACCGCCATAAACAATGCAAATGTCGCGCTAACTGCCGTCAATACCACGCTGAGCACGACCCTGTATTCGGAGAACAGCACCCGTGTGCTTTCGGTCGCGTCAGTTTCCACCGGGGTCAATGACATGTCCGCTTCACTTGTTGCAGTTGCCACGGGATTCGTCAGCACGCTCTCCACTGAAGTGGTGAATCGCACGGTTTCAGTGGCATCGTTGTCCACGTCGCTCACCAATGCGATTTCGTCATTGGTAATTGTTGATAGCACCATCAGCTCCACACTGTCGTCCGAAAATGTTGCGCGCATCAGTGCGATTGGGTCGGTTTCAGGTGTTCTCTACACGTCCGCAAGTGCGATGCAGAGCGCAATGAGTGCAACGTCCAACTCCATTTCGACGGTGTCTTCGCAGGCGGCGCTGAAAGCCACCACATCATATTTGAACAACCAAGTTTCCACCGTGTTGGGCGGCGCGCCATCGTCTCTGGACACCATTTCCGAACTGGCGGCGGCATTGAACAATGCCTACAATTTTGCGGGTTCCATCACAGGGGTCTTGGGCACCAAGGCGGCTGCCGCGGATGTGGACTCGATTTCCAGCACGCTGGCTCTGAAGGCAAACCAGGTCGACTACACATCGCTGTCATCGGTCGTGGTCAACAAGGCAAATGCCATCACGGCTGACACGGTTAGCGCCGAAGTGGTTGCACTCAACAACACGGCTACCGCGTTGGTGTCCGATGTTTCCATATTGAAGGCTGGCGGTGGCAATGTGGACCCGAATTCAGTTTCCGTGGGCGGCGTGACCCTGGGGGACCTTGTAAATTGGACCAAAGAGATCTATGTTAAAATCGGTTCGACGAATGCCGATGGAACCATCAATGAAAAACTTAATCGCCTGGCAAACCCGACGAACGTTAGCAATGTGCTGAGTTTTGAATACGATGCCAACGGCGCAGTCTCGAAAGTGTTGCAGCTGGTGACCCTGAAGTTTGACAAATCCCAAACCAGCGTGTCTGTGACTGGCGGGGTGGGCAATCCCACCGTCTCCATGAGCAACCTGGTTTTGGACAGCAACAACAATTACTTGTTCACGTTCCCGTATGTTGGAAATGCGGCATATTACACGACCAATAAAACGGCTGTCGCGATAACTGCATTGGAGAGCCAATACCGGTTGGCGCCTGCCATTCCCACCGTGTCTCTGTCTGCTCTTGATTTGTCGAACTCGATTTACAAAAATGCAACGCCGACAATCACGACACCGTATGCTGCCACCACTTGGGATGATGGCGTTCAGCTAATCGCGCAACCAATCACAATTGGCGTGCAAGATGCTAATTCCGTGCTTAAATTCGACTTGGGCACTTATTCCACCACAGACATCACGATTGAAGCGGCCAGCGGTGCGACTGCCGTGTCTGGAAAGACAAACCATTTTACTGTCTCGGGAACTAGCGCCACGTTCAATGTCCGATATGCTCCAAGCTTGGTGGCAACCGGAACAAATCTGATTTATGTCAGTGTTATGGGATCTTCAAGCAAGCTTCCGAGCGACACGTCGACCATTTCCGGCATTCTCAACGATTATGCGCAATACGCGGCTCCCACATTGGTGTCGGGTTCAAAAACAGTGGGTCTTTCGGGCAGCACATACACTTTGTCGGCATCATTTGATTCGGTCTCCATGTACAGCCTGCACAATGCATCCAATCAAAATGTCACCAATGAAGTCGGACACCCGAATGCCTTTGTGCTGCGAAAAAGCAGCGCCGACTGGAGACCTCTTATGCGACAGCAAAACCCTAACAGAAATTCAATTGGAACATTTTCTAGTAATTATGATGACCCAGAACAAACATATCAACCATGGAGCCCTGATTCTCAATTTACCACCAGTTATTCCGGAAACGAAATTGCCAAGCAATTTGCATATTATGCATCATACTGGCTTAACCGCTTGAAAATTCCGACTGACCAATATCTCAGCGTGCCGGCTTACACTGGACGCAATTATTCAGGCACGCTTTTTTTGGGTACGACGATTTATTACAATGCGGGAGATGTGTTCGCGGGATATTTGACATTTGGCATGGAAGGGTCCACCCTGGTCTGCCGTTTATCTGGATACAATTCTGGCACAAAATACACGTTTACGGTGCAAAGCGATGCAGTCGCAACTGCCACCGCTGAAAATAATGCCGACGCCGGAACATTGCGCATTTCAAACGGGTTGCCAAACCTGATGGTGGTGCGCACAGCCGACACATGGAAAGACAAGGTTCCTCTTATAACGGCCAGTTTGGCCAACGGGCAGACATGGGGCGGTGTAAACGGCGGATACGACATACAATTTTATGATGTTACTTATGGTTCTTCAAATCAGATTGCCGTGCAATTTGCCTATTTTGCACAGTACTGGTTGAACCGATTGAATGTGCCGGTTGGCAAAGCAATGAGTGTTCCCGTGATGGCAGCCCAGGGCGCAGTTGGCATATTTTCGTTCTGGAAAATGACGTCATCCACCTATCAAGGAAATCTGAGCACGTTTTCCTCCAACAATTACGAATTGCAGGTGCAGGCAGATGCCATAGCAGCAGGAATAGCCGCCCAGGTGAAATACGTGGCGTCAGTCACTTACCCCAGCGCATCATTGGGTCAGCCCGTGTTAAAAGTGCGAGTTCCAACTGCAGGAGCCTTGCGTGCCAGCAATTATCTCACAATCAATGGCGAAGGCCTTGCCGCGCATGCGGCACCGTTGCTGTCGGGAAGCGTGGTTTATTCCGGAAGTGCTGGTACATACACCGCCACCTTAACCCAGACGTTTTCTGTAAATGTTAGCGCCGTCAAAGTCATGAAATCGGATGGAACCACCATCATTTCTTCTCAGGCAGTTTCTTCGGGTACGGCCACGCTTGCAATTTCTTACACAACCGCCGACATTTCTGGTTCAAAATCGTTCTATGTGGTGGCTCTTGGAAACAATTTCGGAACGGACAGCGCAGCGTCAGTGTCTCAATTATTTATTGACCCGCCGCCCGTGCTTAGCAACTTCACGATCGGCACGAAGTCTTTGGCGGATAGCGCATTTGTGCTGACTGAACCCACTTCCACGATAACACCCACGTATGGTTCAACACTTAGCAAATCGTTTACACCCGCGTCTAATGCAAGTTATGCCAATAACACAATTATATCTGCTGATGGAACCATGCTTGGACTTAGCGTTCCTAGTTCCACCGGAACCATTCGGATGTACGCACCAGGCACATACACAATGAATGCTATCTATAGTGGTCTAGAACGAACGCACTGGAACGATTTGGTGGGAAACACACCTGGCAAAAAAGGAACGATAAGCATGTGGTGTAAATTCAGCGACGCATCAACCACCCAAAACATCTGGACAAGTCGTGATAATTTTGGCAATGGAGACATGCTTGATTTGCGGATCATGAATGGTAATCTCCACTTATATGGAAGGTCTCCCGATTCCACCAATAACAATCCGGTGCAGTTGGAAGCCATCACTTCCACCAGACCTTGTAGTGCATCCAATACATGGTATCACATATTTGCCAGTTGGGACATGACTGTGTTGAATCGCATAAATGTATGGGTCAATGGTGTGGCACAAACTCTCACTATAACCACTTTTGTTACTGGCGGAACCATTAACTATACCACCCAGAATCATGGGATTGGTGGTGTGTTATACAATCCATTTGTCGCCACAGGCCTTGGGTTCATTGGACAAGTGTATGTGAATTTTTCCGAATATGTTGACCCTGCAACCAGTATTGGCAAATTTTACGATGCACAAAACAACCGACCAATTTATCTCGGCGCCAATGGAGCCATCCCAACTGGAAATAGTCCAATTGTTCATTTGGATTTTGACAGCACTTATTCTTCCACTAGCATTGTAAATTCTGGAACTGGTGGAAACTTTGTTTCAGTCGGTGCTGTATCCGTGGGCACACCTGTTGCAGGAACAGGAATAGTGGAATGGGTGCAACGGGGTGGCGACATTGTTGGTCCAAGCGGGTCGTGGTCTGGAACAAACGGCAATCCCACTTTCACCTTCGCATTTGCAATGTCGGCTGATGGCAAAACACTGGCGGTCGGTGAAAGTGGCCTCGGCAATTCAAACCCTGGAACTGTCAGCATTTACAAATATGATTCAACCAAAACAAATCCTCAACTGACTCAAGGGCTTCCAAATTATGGTCCAATCGGTTGGAGTAGAATCACACAATTGTCGGGCAGTGGCACAATTGGATTTGGATGGTTGGTTGCCATGTCAGCCGATGCAAAGACTCTTGCAGTAAGTGCAGTTGCAGTTAACACGATCACCGTTTACGCATGGGATGGCACAAATTGGACCACTAAGGGAAGCAAAATCATAGGACCGTACACATCGAACTATAGCATCACCGCATTGTCCATCTCTGCAAATGGACAGAGAATCATGGCATCATCCAACACCAGTCTATTTAACGACATTGGGTGTATCTATGCGGATTGGAATAATACAACAAATGAATGGTCAATTACATCTGCATCTGCATTCATTCCTGTCCAGACCACATCAGCATGGAATATCACCATGTCGGCAGATAAGAGAAGTGCCGTGTTGAATACAACTGGAGGAAACGGATTTTCAGTTTATAAACAGAATGAGACAACCGGTGTATGGGCATTAGTTGGTAGTGCAGTTGCCATTTCAAATGAAATTGGTCCAATAACATCAACATCCATTAATGCAGATGGCACTATGGTTTCAATTACACTGTCTGTCACCAGGAATGGGCGATATGGCAGCGCATGGGTGTATCGTTTCAATGGAACAAACTGGGTCAATGTGTGCGTAATACCCAATAGAATTGCGCAAAACAGCAATCTTCCATTCAATGCCATGGTCTCAGCAGATGGGTCTCGATTGGCAGTCGGTGGATTGGGCATGGTGTCCGTGTATGATCTGATTACAGCAGGCAAAATAACTTACACCAGTTCAACCATTGCAACTGCAGAAGTGTACGGCAACCTGGTGCTAATGAAGGCCGTTGGAACCAGCACCATAACTGCCAGTCAGACATCCGCTTCGGGAACTGGAACCACAACGAGCACACTGACAGTTATTCCCCCATTCGCGGCACCCGTGTTGTCAAACAAGGTTTTTGCACTGACCGCAACACCCGGTTCATACACTTTCACTGCAACATGCACGGTTGATGCTGCCGTCGCTCAAATCAAGATTATTAAATCAGGAACTGCAGACGCAACCCTTGCGGTGAGTGGCGGTTCAGTTTCAATATCCATGTCTTATGCCACTGCCGACCTGTATACTTCATTCTATGTGGTTGCAGTTGGAAATGCGACTGGAGGCACAAGCAATTACACATCGCAAGTGTTTTTTGACCCGCCCCCCGTGCTTAGCAACTTCACGGTCGGCACGAGGACTTTGGGGGACAATGGGGATAATGCATTTGTGTTGACTGAACCCACTTCCACAATGCAAGTTGCATACACTTCAAATTCAATCACTCCAGTGGGACAATCATTCACTGGCCTCACAACGGCTGATTGGAATATTGCAAATTTGGTTAAGATTTCCGCCGATGGAACCACAATTGGAATTGTCCTTGGAACTAGTACGGGAACTGTTAGAATGTATAAACTGATAAGCAACGTCTGGACCCAATGGGGTGGCGACATCACTGGAACCGCTGGCGGCCAGTATGCAGGAGTTTTACGGTTTGACTCAATGGGCAGCAGTCCATTTTCTATGTCGGCAGATGGAACACTTTTGACAATTGTTCAGAGTGGTTTAGGAGGCTTTGCAGGATTGCTCAATGTTTACAAGTATGATGTGAATAAAACCACCGCACAAACAACAAATCCGGCTCTTCCAACATATGGTCCCATAAACTGGTCCAGAGTGGCAACCATGCAACTACTCACAACAACCCCCAATGTCGTTCTTTCCGCAGATGGAAAAACGATGGCTGTGTCAGATGGCACGCTTAGAATGTATCGTTCCAGCGACGGTGGCACAACTTGGACGCAGAGAGGTGAACCTATTACTGACTCTGACCCTTTGTACAACCTTGGATTTTTTCGTTCCATTAGCATATCTGCAAATGGTTTGGCAGTTTTGGCAGCTCCCACAAGTAATCAAGGCAATGCCGCCAAATTCATGTGTTATGAATGGATTGGTGGAACATGGATTGCTTCATTCATCTATGATTTCAATCATTCGAACGCATCAAATTCCTGGGCAATTTCAGCCGATGGGAAAGTGTGCACAGTTCAGAGTAACGCCAATGTAGCTAGATACACAAAGAATGTGTCTGGTGTTTGGACACTGGTTCGCAATTTCAACGTTGGTCAAGATGTGTACCACATAAACACATCTGCTGATGGAAATTTTATTTCATTCGCTCGTGCGGGCAACAATCCAACTTATGGAGATGTGGAAATTCATCGTTGGAACGGAAGCGCATACGTGGCCGTCATCAACAATCGCACCATCCAAAATAGAACTACTGACTTCATGCAATTCAATTCCATGCTTTCTTCGGATGGAACCCGAGTTGTCGTGGGTGGAAAAGGAAAAGTAGATGTATATGATTTAGTTGCAACGAGCAAAACGGCTTACACCAGTTCGGACCCCGCGGTTGCATCAGTGTATGGCACCCTGGTGCTAATGAAGGCCGGTGGAACCAGCACCATAACTGCCACTCAAACAAACGGGGCTGGAAGTGGCACCATAACGGCCCCGCTGACAGTTGCTCTTATTCCCCAATTCGCGGCACCCGTGTTATCAAACAAGGTTTTTGCATTTACCGCAACTCCGGGTGCATATACTTTCACTGCAACATGCACGGTTGATGCTGCCGTTGCTCAAGTCAAGATTATTAAATCAGGAACTGCAGACACAATCCTCTCGGTGTCCGGCGGTTCAGTTTCAATATCCATGTCTTATGCCACCGCCGACCTGTATACTGCATTCCATGTGGTTGCGTTGACAAATGGTCTCATCGGAAGTCAAAACAGCGTATCGCAAGTGTTTTTTGACCCGCCGCCTGTGCTCAGCAACTTTGTGGTCGGCACAAAGAGTTTAGCAGATGGCGCATTTGTGCTGACTGAACCCACTTCAACAACGAGTTTTGCATATACTTTAAATTCAATCACTCGGGTTGGACAAGCATTCACTGGCATTCCGGTTGTAACCGCAGACCGTAATTATGGGTTTGCCGCTCATTGCATGATTTCACAAGATGGAAAAAGAATTGTATATGTCATTCCAAGTTCATCCGGAACCTTTAAAATATTTGAATTGCAGTCTGGGTTGTGGGGGCAAGTTGGAGGTGATATTGTTGGCACTGGCGCATGGTCTGGAATAAATGGATTTGGAGGAGAGGAATCATTGTCGATTTCGGCGGATGGAACCATCGTTGCTTTTGGTGCAACTAATCTCACTACCAATGCGTTGTATGCAAATAGCGGAGAAGTCAGTATATATCAGTATGATAGTTCCAAAACAACTGCACAACTCTCCAATGGTGCATTGGCAACTTATGGACCCGCTGGCTGGAATCGCATTGGACGAATCCAATCCACTGAACAAATTGGAATAAGGGTGTCGCTTTCTGCAAATGGCAAAACCATTGCTTTCAGTGGACCAGACTATATTAAGGTTTATTCATATGGTGGCGGCACAACTTGGAATCAAATGGGTTCAACTATTTCTGGAACCCAGTATGGAATGAGGTCATTGAAAATGTCGGCGAACGGATTTAGTTTGGTTCAATTAGGACATGATGCGTCGACTAAAATGACATTTCATGAATGGAACGGTAGCAATTGGATTGAATCCATCATAGTGAATGGCATCGGCAGTGCAAAAGCAACAATGTCAGATGATGGGAAAACTATTGTTATAAATAACGATATAAACAATAGCTACATGCGGACATATACTAGAGATTCAAGCACTGGTGTGTGGAGTCAGATTAATGCCTTTGCACCCTGGCTTGGCACAGTTAAGAATTTAATGTTATCATCAAATGGAAAAGTGCTAATATCTGCAAATAGTCCATTCAATGCGAACCAGATGAAAGTGCAACTATATGCATGGTCTGGAACTGGATGGAATTCTATAAATAATTCATTGACGTATGGAATAAATGATGCAGGCTATTTTGCGGCGAGCGCGTCCATAAATTCAGATGGAACCAGATTCACATGGAGCAAATTCGGTGTCATAGACATATATGATTTGAACACAACGAGCAAAACGGCTTACACCAGTTCGGCCCCCGCGGTTGCATCAGTGTACGGCAACCTGGTGCTAATGAATTCCAGCGGAACCAGCACCATAACTGCCACTCAAACAAACGGGGCTGGAAGTGGAACCATAACGAGCACACTGACAGTTAATCCCCTACGCGCGATAGGAACCGTGTCAATCGACACATTGGCAGTGAAAAGCACATTCAGTGGAACCACGTTTAACACCCCCAGAAATAACGCAATTGACTTAAACGGAAATATTTATGTAGTAGACACTGGTAATAATCTTATCAAGAAGTTCACAAGTGCTGGAGTGTACGTGAGCCAGTTCGGTTCACAAGGCACGGACGATGGACAATTTAGTGGTCCAACTGGAATTGCAATTTCATACAGAACTGGAAATATTTATGTTTCGGATGCAGGCAATCATCGCATCCAGATGTTCAATGGCATCACTGGAGCATTCATGATGAAGTTCGGTTCAAACGGGTCGACCAATGGACTGTTTAATAATCCATGGGGAATTGCCATTGATAATTCTGACTACGTTTATGTTTCGGATGCAGGCAATCATCGCATCCAGAAGTTTACGAGCACTGGAACCTATGTGAGCCAGTTCGGTTCACAAGGCACAGCCACAGACAATGGAAAGTTTGCTTCTCCAAAGGGAATTCAAGTTTTGTCAAACGGCAACATCATTGTTCTTGACACGGATAATAATCGTTTACAGACATTTACTGGTGATGGAGTGTATGTCAGCCAGTTCGGTTCACAAGGCACAGGTGATGGTAAATTTTCCAATCCAATTGCATTTGCAATTGACGCAGTCGGCAACATTGTGGTTGCGGATACTTATAATAATCGCATCCAGATATTTACTAGTGCTGGAACTTACGTGAGCAAGTTCGGTTCTCTCGGCACAGCCAATGGACAGTTTAATACTCCAATGGGAGTGTCCATTGATTCCACTGGCAACATTGTAGTTTCTGATACCTTTAATAATCGCGTTCAAATTCTTCAAGGTTCACCACCATTGGAATTAGATGCGATGAATGGCGTCACTGTTAAATTCGTTGGCAACAGTTCCACTGTTTCAAGTTCGGCGCCGCGGTTTATAACACAGAATGTGAGAGGAACATCGGAATTGTTTGCGGTCGTTGACGATTCGGCCAATGCCAGAGCCATGATTACGAATTATGCTACGAATTTGAGTGCGGGGTCTGGTCGCAATTATTTCACAAAGGACGGGAATGCGGTCCCCTTCAATAACATTGTTACCACTCTTATGACATATATGCGAACCTTATTTATGGGTGCACAAACATTCAATGAACCGATTGCTTCTTGGGATACGTCCAATGTCTTGACCATGTATCAAATGTTTTGGGAGGCACGAGCATTCAACCAACCCATTGGCAACTGGAACACAACGAAGGTTACTACCATGGACTATATGACTTACAATGCATACGCATTCAGACAAAATATAAGTGGATGGAACACGGTTGCACTTAACAGAAATATTTCGCCGCCCGATTTCCATGCTCCTCCTTCTACGGCTGATAGACCAGTGTGGGGAACAACCCCAGTTCTAATTTTGTATGCAAATAACGCCACCGTCAGATACGCCAGCGCAAATGCATTAAGCTCTGTGCCGACATTTGTCTATGAAAATCCAAGGGGCACTGGATTCGAATGGTTTGCCATTGTGGATAATTCGGCCACAACCATGATTAGGAATTATGCTACCAATTTGTCATCGGGCGCATCGTCGGGCGTTGGTATTACTTATTTCACATACAATGGCAATCTGGTCCCATTCAATAACATTGTCACCACTCGTATGACATATATGCGTTCAATGCTTGAAAATTTACCATTATTCAATCAACCGATGGCTTCTTGGGATACGTCCAATGTCACTGATATGTATTGTCTGTTTGCCAACGATTACAAGTTCAACCAAAACATCAGCAAATGGAATACATCCAATGTCACTGACATGGGTTATATGCTGTATGAGAATAGAGTATTCAATCAAAATATAAGTGGATGGAACACGCTAAAAATTCCAGTTATTCCGCCTTCATTCTCTAATGGTGCTGCTCTCTCTTCTAACTATTTGCCAATATGGGGAACAGCAGCATCTGGTTGGGCAAGCCCTAATTAATTGCAATTACAACCACGTGTTTTCTTATATGTAAAATAATTACAAAAATGATTCACATTCGTGGTGTTGTTTTTGTCATTATGCCAAAAAACACATTTAAATAAACATCGGCAATCCAATGCATGAGATATAAAAATATATCATGCAATCAAGACCGACGCTATGCCTGAACATGATTGTCAAGAACGAGTCGCACATCATTCGGCGCACTCTGGAAATGCTTCTCACCAAGGTCCGGTTTGATTACTGGGTCATATGCGACACGGGTTCGACCGACGCTACTCGAGAGATAATCAGTGAATTCTTTTCCCAAAAACATACGAACATTCCAGGCGAACTGCATTGCGACGAGTGGGTGAATTTCGCGCACAACCGCACCAAGGCGCTTGAATATGCCTTCAACAAAACCGACCTGCTCCTCGTGTTTGATGCCGATGACGACATTCACGGCACAATTGTGTTGCCGTCCGCCGTGTCTTATGACGAATACCACCTCAAATTCGGCGCACCCAACACGGGCGGCATCACCTACACGCGAACCCTGCTCATCAACAATCGCAAACGGTTCCAGTATTACTCGGTCGTGCACGAATTCATTAGCTGCATGGAGCCGTCGACCAATGAGCAAGCGCGACTGTGCGTGCTGGATGGCGACTACTTCGTGGTGTCGGGGCGCAGCGGGGCGCGCAACCAGGACCCCGATAAGTATTTGAAGGATGCGCTTCTCCTGGAAAAGGCGCACGCCGAGGCGATAGCCCAGGGCGACGATTTGCATAAGCGATATGCGTTTTATTGCGCCAACAGCTACCGCGACTGCGGCCGGCGCGAGGATGCCATTCGTTGGTACAAAATCACACTGATGCAGGACAACTGGGCGCAGGAAAAGTACGCAGCGTGCCTCTACATTTACGAGTGCTACGAAGCACTGGGACAGAAGGAGCACGGGTTTTTCTATTTGGTGAAGGCGTTTTCTTACGATCTGGAACGCGTGGAGTGCTTGTATCCGCTGATTGTGCATTACTGCTGCGAGGGCATGAACGAAGTGGCGTACAACTATTATCGCGTGGTTGAAAAACAATTTCTCCAGAATGGTTGGAATGAAACCAGTGGCAAGCTGTTCTTGCATACGGACAAGGCCGACTTCTTCGTGCCGTATTACATGATCATTGTGGCGGACCGAGTGGGCGACCGCGCGTGCGGCATTCGCATGTATGAAACCGTTTTCAAACGGAAACATCGCGTGCTGAGCGCATGGCACCTGCGAAACCTCATGTTCAATCTGCGGTTTTTCATCGGTCATGTTGGTCAGGATGCATTGGGCGCGTTTGCGGCGCTAACCAACGGTTATTTGCAGTTCATTCGAGAGAATGGCGTGCCGTTGAGCACATTTGACGAGGTTGTCATTGATTTTAATTATGATAAATATGGAATTCATTTATTAAACCATTCTTTGAAACCAATAACAAAACCATTAATTGTGTCGAATTTCTCTCGTTCCGTGTGCAAGAGAAGTCGAAACATCCTGGTTTACACGGGGTACTGCAACGTGCCGTGGAATTACAGCAGCATGAAACGGGGGGCATTGGGCGGCTCCGAAAAGGCGGTTGCGTGCCTGGCCCAAGAGCTGTGTCGCAATGGATACACCGTCTACGTGTCGGGAACAGTGCAGCCGGAAGAATGTCATGAGGACGGCGTGCTTGTGAAATACGTGGGACTGTCCGGTTTGCCGGAGCTGCTGCGCACCACCGCATTTCACACCGTGGTGTGTTCGCGCTACATTTCATTTTTGGAACTGTATGCCGGTGCTTCTTCTTTCTACCAGTTCTACATATGGGCGCATGACACGTACTTGGCACCATATGGTTGCGATTTGAGCGACACGGCAATCATTGAAAAATGGTCGGACCACATTGACGGCTGCGTGTGCCAGACGCAGTGGCATGCGGACGAATATGTGCGCCAATATCCTGCATTGAAATCCAAAATTCGCGTCATAAATAATGGCATTGACCCGGAGCTGTTTCCTCCTCGGCCAATTTCAAAGAAGACCAACCGGTTCATTTACACGTCGCGCACGGAGCGCGGCCTATCTCGAATTCTGGACTTGTGGCCCGATATAATGTCAGCGCTGCCGGATGCCACGCTCGCCATCTCCACCTACGTGGCGTTCCCCTGCAACGACGATGAACGGCGTATTCAGGCCCGCATTGCACATCTGAATCAAATCTACCTGGGACAGAATGAGGATGAGGGTCGGATTCGGCACTTGGGCCAGCTTAACCCGACCCAGCTCTACGCGGAAATGGGTGCAGCGGAGTACTGGCTGTATCCCACGGACTGGCCCGAGACGTCGTGCATCACCGCGATGGAAATGCTGATGTCCGAAGTCATTTGTTTTTACTACCCTGTCGCGGGACTGACGGAGACGATGGGCGGGTGCGGCATTCAGATTGCCCCTGGTTCTGGTTCCAATATTCAGACACTGGTGCAGATTGCGAGGGACGAAACAAAGAAGGAAGCGCTGCGCAAACAGGGGCGAGCATACTCCGAGAGCTGCTCCTGGGCGAATCGGGCGCAGCAGTGGGATGAATTGCTGGACTGTCGTGCAGTTGGATGTGTAGCAATTGTCAATACGCTCACGTGTCATTATGAAATGTTTGGGTACATCCTGAATTATTTGGCGAATGCCGCAAATGGCGCAAATGGCACAAATGGCATGATGACTAAGATATCCATTTTCACTGAAACCAAAGGGAACAATTGGGGATGGTTGGATTTTTACAAAGAACATTTTAAAAACACTGGATTGGAGTTTGAATACCATGCACTGGAAGAGTTTGATGAATTAAAAACGCGGAAACAGTTTGACGTCATCTTTGTCCCAACGGATGATGACATGGGGATAAAGTCAAAATGGATAGATGAACGATTCATTGCAATTGAGCACACACGCCAAATGCGGCGTCAAGAATATCATCATCGCATTGCAGTGCGCCCATTCGCGTTCGGATTAGGATTGCATGGTCGCTGGGCACTTCCGTGCTATGACATCGTGTCTGCATCCGACAAAATGAACTGCATGCATCATGATGAAGCAATTCACGTTGCAATTGTGGGCGGAAACAGCAACATTGAGGTCAATTACATAAACCGAATGGTGAGTTCAAATGGAACCATGATTGTGTTGCATTGCATTGGAGTGTGTTGGAGACCTAACCACATAAGATTTGATTTAACCCGATTGAATAAAAACATTAAATTCATTTCCCATGGGGTTTTGCATCCAAATGGCATAATCGCAGAATTGAAAAAATGCGACTACGTGATAACCGATGTTATAAATGAGGACCACATTGCGGGCAAAAGTATGTCGGGTTCAATTCCGCTTGCTTTTTCAACGCTGACCCCATTGATCATGGGCAAAAAGAACAACTCCATTTATAAATTCAATACGGCAGTTGAAGTTGACATGAATTCGGCCGAGCCGATTGTTCTCAAAAAGATTTCAAATGAAATGGTGAGCGCGGTTGCATCCGAACGGGACCAACTGTTGCAAATAACCAAGCTGGAATTTGATAGATGCATTCAATGCATCCAATCGTGCGACGAGTCGTCTCCGTCGTCGCCGATTCCGAAACGGGTCATGCAAACGTGGGAGCACAAGCAGTTGAACCCCGAGTTTCAAAAAATTGTGGACACATGGAAGACACACAATCCGCAATACGAATTTGTCTTGATGGACGCGGAAGAGAGAGAGCAGTTTATTCGGGCGCATTTTGAACGCGCGGTGGTAGATGCATACCAACGGATCATTCCCGGCGCATACAAGTCCGATTTGTTCCGGTACTGCTACTTGTGGGTTAAGGGCGGTGTGTATGTCGACATTGACACCCTGTGCCTGGGTTCCCTGGACGACTTTTTAACACCCGGCGCCGAACTGGTGGTTCCAATCGATTTGAATTTGAGTGCAAACGAGGGTGCGCACAACCTGGCGTGCGGATTCATTGCCGCAATTCCCAAACATCCCGCAATGATGCGGTGCATTCAAAAAATTGTGCGCAACGTGCAAACTGCGACCGTGCCCAGCTCCAAACTGGATTTTTCGGGGCCCGGCGTGTTGGGGCGTGCCGTGAATGAATGCCTGAATCGGGGCGAAACCGCGTCGTTCGTGGGCAATGAAGGGCTGCACGCACCCGCAAAGATTCATTTTTTGAAGTTTGAGCCAGGAACCGAATTTGTTAAAAACATGAAAAACCAGGTTCTGTTTCAAAACAAGAACGGGAACCATCGCATCGCAAGTTTGTACCACGCGGAATGCTGCAACCTGAAGGAGTTCGTGTCTTGGGTGCAGTGCGCATCCCCTTTGAACCAATCGCATCCAATCCAAAATAAAAACATTGCGCTCATGGTCTACGGACAATTTAGAACTTATGCAACTAATTTGAGAGAAAATGTGCGAATGCTTGCCCCACTGTTTAAGGACAATGTGGTGCATGTGTTTATTTTAAGCACCAAATTGGCATCGGGCAATTATTCTGACCAAAATGAACGCGAAATCAGAGGCATTTTTGACGAATTTGGATTCAACCTCTGTTTATTTGAGTATGTGGAGAATTTGGACAGTGAACATGCCGCAAATGAAAGAGCGACGCGTGATTCCTATTTCGCCAGTCTGCAAAACAACGATGGCGTGAACAATGAATTCATCCCGGCAATCATGTATCGCAAATTCGCACTGAACAAACTCAAAAACGAGTATTGCAAACGGCACAACATTGACATGGACCTGCATGTGTTTGGCAGGTTGTTTGACGTCATCATCAAGCATCCGGTGCACGCATCCTCGGACAACGTGATGCGCATTGAATATGAAATAAACAAATTGATGATTTGTTCCGCCGAGAAATCGACGGTGCTTGGTTCGTCCGACACGCTGTTCATTGGAACTCAAGCGCCAATGGATCACTTGTTTGAAATATCCACTAAAATCAAAAATGGCGACATGAGAGGGCCTGAAATTTGGAACGATTCCGTGTTTTGTGATGCAATGATGCGCGCGGATTCATGTTTGTGCATTAACCGGGCCACCTATTCGCCCGAGGTGCAATGCATTGCGCATGTGCATTTCGGCCCATTCAATTACAAGAATATTCGGTTTGATTTCAATAATCCCGAATCCACTGAAAATGACTTAACACTGTATGACATACGACTTGACCCGAATAGATTGATGCCCCAAATGTGTTAAACACGTCAATCAATGCAATTTCAACAATATTGTTAATAATATTGTTAAAACTGTGCATTTTTTATCACGCATGAATATATCACAATAACGCATACCCATTTATAAATAAATAATGGCATCGGCTTCATCATCGTATTCGGAATATTTAGCGAATAAAACCATTTGCTGTTGTTCAAACACGGTGGAGGGACCGCCTGGCCCGCCTGGACCCAAAGGTGCAAATGGCGACACCGGCGCAACGGGCGCAACTGGTGCAACTGGCGCGACTGGCGCAACCGGCGCAACTGGCGCTGTTGGACCAGTTGGCCCCACGGGTCCCTCAGGACAGTCCGTGTCGTATTACAATTATTTGGCGGATGCCAATTCAACTACTCCTCCCCCAGCACCTGGATACATTCAATGGGGTTCTACACCACAAGTCCCAACAAGTCCCAACAAGTTGTATGTTTCACATTTTGTGAATGGAGTCCCGTCCACTGACATTGGGGTGCTTTTGAGTTTTGTGAATCCAGGCGACCGAGTGGTGTTGCAGAAAGCAGATAATGAAACTTTATATCAGATTTGGGATGTTACTAATGCTACCCCGCACTCACCATCCTATGTTGAATGGGACGTAACATTAAATTCATCAACTCACTCATTTTTACAAAATGACCCTATGATTTTAGTAATTTTGAGTGTAGGGGACACTGGGCCTCAAGGAGCAACAGGCCACACGGGAGCAACCGGCGCAACAGGCGCAACGGGCGCAACCGGCGCAACCGGTGCAACGGGCGCCACAGGAGCAACGGGCTCCACGGGCGCAACAGGAGCAACCGGAGCAACGGGCGCAACAGGCGCAACAGGCGCAACAGGCGCAACGGGCGCCACAGGAGCAACGGGCTCCACGGGCGCAACAGGAGCAACCGGAGCAACAGGCGCAACAGGCGCAACAGGCGCAACAGGCGCAACAGGCGCAACAGGCGCAACAGGCGCAACAGGCGCAACAGGCGCAACTGGTGCAACCGGCGCAACGAATCCAAATTCCACCGCAATTGAAATAACCGATACGAGCACCAATGCAACATTCTATCCTACTTTTGTTTCTGCTGCCGGTGCAGGACAAACCTTACGCGCAGACATAGGCACCTTACCAAATCTTACTTACAATCCAAGCTCATCGACACTTACTGCGAGTTCTTTGGTTGCGTCGTCCGGTGTTTCTACAAATACTATTAGTGGTAGTAGTTCAGTAATTGCGAATCCTGGTGGAACTTTGACTATCAATCAAGGGCAGGTTTCAACAACTGCTTCTACTTTCAATGTGAATGCTGGAACCTTACTTCAATTGCAGATTGCCGCCTCTACCCTTGTTGGTTTGAATACTACCTCTTTAACCACTTATAAACCTATTTACTTGGATGATAACACTTCTCATCAATCTATTTTAAACGCAAATTGGTTTGGAACTGCATCAGTCAATTCCACGAATATATATCAACCTTCGGCAGTAACAAGAGAATTAAATATTGGTGCGTTGGGGTCAGCAGGAAGTATAACAAAATACCCTTTTTCATCAATACGACATTATGCTACAAATCATCAATTTTTTTCCACAGCAACTGACGCAACCCCATTAGCAATAACAGGAACAGATACAACAAAAACTGTGAAGTTGTCAAACAGCACAACCGGTTCAACTTACACTTTAAAGGCGGAATATGCGAGCACGGGCAATTATGATGCTGAAATGCAACTAGCAAGTTCGTCATCCGGAAACCAATTTATTAATATTGAAACGAGAGACAGTTTAGGGGATTACACAGTAATCAATATGAAATCCAACAATTTTAATGCTTATACTGGAACTCCTGCGGGTGAAAGCATGTTCCAACCTGGTATTCAATTAACAACTGCTGCCGATGTTTATTACGCAAGCGATACTTATGCTACTACACCCGCTCCTATGTATGTTGCAAGAGTATTTACTAATGGGTTTCTTTGGGGGACGACAAACTATCCTGGTCTTTATCCAGCTGTTTCTATTATTCCTGCTCTTACCGCTTATATGACTTTATCAACAGCGGGTCTTTTACAATTTGGTGCTGACACTAATGGTCTTCAAAACAGAACCACAACCACTACACTAACTTCACCAGTTCTCACGATTAATGGACAAAATCTCACCTATAGAAACTTCCAGATTAACTTAACAGGAACAACGAACACAATCACCACATATACATTCACCAATATACCCATTAATTGTGATTATACAATTGCGGTTTTTAATGGCGGGTCCGGGAACACCACATTCAATCAAATTGCAGGCACTCATAAATTTACTAACAATGCTAACTTTGTGGTGCCAACAGGAAGATATGCCACAATAAACATAAAGCAACTACGAAGCAATGCTACTACATTCTATTTCATGAATGCCACTTTGTTTTAATCAATTAACATGTTTTCACACACACACACACACACATTTAAATAATAAAATATGTCATTTTTATAGTAAACAAAATAAAAAATGTCATATTCAAATTATAATTCATATTTAGCCAATCGTGCAGTTTGCTGTTGCAACTCTAAAAGTAGTGGCGCGATTGGTGCAACGGGCCCTCAGGGTCCTTCTGGTCAAACAGGAGCCATGGGTCAAACTGGCGCAACTGGCGCAACAGGCGCAACAGGCGCCACCGGAGCAACAGGCGCCACCGGAGCAACAGGCGCAACAGGTCACACGGGCGCAACGGGCGCCATGGGAGCAACGGGCATAGGAGCACCCAGAGGGAACACCGCGGTCGTTGATGATGTGTATGGCAATGATGCCACTGCGTCCATTGGTGGCACCCCATTTAAAACAGTTAATGCAGCAATATCTGCCGTATCATCCGGGCAAACCGTGTGGATACTTCCCGGCACATATAATCTTACTTCAGGCATTATAATTCCGGATGGAACGGCCATTCGTGGTCTCAATACTCAAACAGTAACTCTTCAAATGTTAAATGTGACGGCGGACACAACTTTAATCACCATGGGAGAAAACTGTCGTTTGGAAGACGTCACTCTTAAACTCACGTCGACAGAACACCGCACGTTAAAAGGAATTTTCTTTGGAGGAACTTCAACTGTCACATCCAAATTGCGCCCTTCTGTATTGACGGTTGATAATTCCACTGCATCGGATGTGGGGACATCAAATGTGTATGGCGTAGAAGCAAATGGCACATCAGCATTAACTGCTTCATCGTTTTCTTTTAATTGTCTTAAGGGTTCCACCATTAATGTGCGCTCAAATGGCGGAGGCAATAAGCGTGGCATACTCGTTTCAAATACAAATATTGTGACAACCCGCGATTTAAATGTGTATGTGGCAGCACCAACCAATACTACTTCAACCGGTTCATATGTAGGCGTAGAAACAAATGATCCAACTAATCTCGGTTCAATTCAAATGCGAAGCACTACAGTTGGAATCACCACACCAACCGGCGCACAACCATACACATCATCCGACATTCTTCAAACCACGCCCGCCACCATAACAGACCCATCATATTTGTCGAGTGCAGGCATTCAAATTGGACCTGGAACGGATTTGGTCACTAAAAGCGCGGGAAATAAGGGGTTTTCAACATATGTGTATCCAAGCATTATTTATTATGGTCTTAAAGGTAATGTAACTACTGGACCAGCGAGTGGTTGGATGTGGCCCGGAACATGCCTTGCTACTAGTAATGTGTTTCCAGACCCTGGCACTCCACCCGCATATTTTCGCATACAACAACCAGCCCTTCTTTCAGGCATATCGGGTTCACTGAATGTGGCTCCTATTACACCAGCCACTGTCACACTCGCAGCACAATACACTCCAATCGGGGACCAAAATCCCAATTTAGGAGGTGCTACATTTACAGGCAGCATTTCAGGAACCACGCTGACCACATCATCGGTTTCAGGAACCATTCAAATTGGTCAACTTTTGACGGGAACTGGAGTGACAAGTAGAACCTATATTGTGGCAAGAAGTGGAACATCATGGACTGTCAGCAATTCTCAAACCGTTGCTTCTACTGCCATGGCTTCCACTTGTTATAAAGCAGGCGCTACATTCAATGGGGCAATTACTGGGGGTGTTAATCTCGCTGTAACTAGTGTTGTGGGAACTATTCAAATTGGGCAGTTTATATCTGCCGTTTCGGGTGCCACAACCGGTAGTTCAGGAGTATTTAATGATACATATATTGTATCAGGTAGTGGGTCGACTTGGACCGTAAGTCAAAACCACAATGTGTCAATAATAGCCATGAAGTCATATGCTATTATACCGACTGCATTTACAATTACATTTACCACAACCACAACAACCCTTAATTATTATAACAGTTCTACAAGATTAAACACTGGTGATAGACTTCTTTTGTATGCAACATACACTGGTACCACTGACGCACACGATCTCACGTGTCAGCTTGATTTATTTTAAATCCAGTTCCACACCAGGTCGGTGCACAAGTAAATTCGCCGGCGATTGCGGGCGCGCATGGCCGCAAAGAACGGCACGTGTTCGCACACCACCGGGAAGTTGTAGCCCGAATTGTGGAAGTAGAAGATGCCCTTGTCTTTGTCATTTGGAAACAAGTGCATGCCGGTCGATGCGCCGTCGACATGTGTTTTTGCATTTTTCGCGAGGGGCGGAATGCAACTCATCGCTTGGTACTCCGCATTCATCTCGGGGGTGGGCACTGCCGAATAACGAAGTGGTTTCAAAGGTTGGTCACCAAGGGGGTCGTAGGGGGGGCGCATGCCCCCCATAAGCGCCTCTCGCCGAAAGATACACAGGCCGTTAAACCCGGACGCAATTGGCACATAGGGCAGCAATGCGGGGTCGTGTTTCATTTGACGGTTGTAAAACATCGTCTTGTTGTGCGTGGCGATTTGCACGTAGTACTGGTGCTGTCCCGACCAAAACGCCTCGCGCATGATTTCGGGCCCGAAGGGAAACTGCGCGTCTCGATACGCGTAAAAGTCGTACATGTAGCCCATGGGGTTCAGGCCGTTGCACACGAGCGCGTCAAACCCGTCGGGGTCGCGCGCAATGCAGTTCAGAACGGCGTTGACCGGGAACGGCACGGGACCATCCATGTCAATCATCACCACGTATTTAGCTGGGGAAGAGCCCACATGAACGACCGCACTCCCACCTACACTTAGAGAGGAGGGGTGCGGGGAACCTTGGTTCCCCGGTAGTTCCCCAACTAGCATATCCAGCAACTTATTTCTGGCGAATGCAATTTGTTCCATGCGACAGGGTTTATTGTCATACGTGCGGGCCACGCACCGGCTCAGCTCCTCCTCTTGCGTAAATTTGTCGCACTGCACCATGACTTGGTCTGGTGCCTCGGATGCCCACTTCATTAATTCGGTGTCGGTGCCGTCGTCCGAATTGTTTTCGTAGAATATAGCCCAGCACGGGACACCCGCTTTGCTCACGAGCTCTTCGAACGCCGCGCGAATCACGGGGAGCGTGTTGGCCACGTTCTTGCACACCCCACACAAAATGATGCCATTGCCTTCATTGCCTTCCTTTTGGTCCTCGTGGTTGCTCATTTTGCTCACTTATCGCTTATTAATTCAATTCATTGCCGTGTCTTTAATTGAATTTAAGTTGAAAAATGCATATAAAAATATAACCATTATCTCTCTAATTTGATACAACACAAACCAATCCATCTTGGGCAATGCAATCATCAACATCCAACAGGGTCGACAGCGTGCAAAACAAGGAGCTGATATGGTCCACGTTGCAGGAATCGGGCGCATTTGCGGGGGTGCCTGGAGACCAGTTTCAGCGTGTGTATGCGGCGTTCGATAGGTCCGTGCAGGAGGCCTCTCGGACCATGTCCGGTTCGTTGAGCGACGTGAACAAGCGCATCATCCGCGAATTCGTGCAAATGCTGAGGACGTCGACGACGCAACAAACGCAGCCAACAATGCAAACTCCGAATCAGAATCAGAATGCACCCAAAAAAAAGAAAATAGAGGTGGTGTATCGGGCGGAGGACCTGCAAAACGAACGCGCGAGCGAATTTGACCGACAGTTTCGAGAGAAACAGGCGGAAATGGATTCGTTCTTGACACTGAAAAAGCCGACCGATGTCAGCTTCACGGACACCGGAATGAATGAGGACAAGCCGATTGGCGACGAAATGTCGCGGCTCATTGCTGAGGAGCTGGCGGCTCGCGAGCGGGAGCTGGTGCAGCTGAAACCCGAGGACATTAAGCGCGCTCAGCAATGGATTGGCACCACTGCTGCTGACAATGTAAACAGCGCAATTAAAACTGAATTGCCTCCTCCATCAAACAATTTTGCAAAAAAGTCGGTGTCGTTTTCAGAAGAAGAACATGAAATGGAACAATTTGAATCCGAACACACAACGAATGAATTGAATGCATTTGTCATCAATGAAGAAAACTTTGAAGAAACCGAGTCTATTTTTTCAAAATTCAAAAAGATTAGCGAGCCTTTGACCGAACCAAATGCAATCGTATTACAACCCGATGCATCAATCACAATCCAACAACTTTACAATAAAATACTTGAAATGGAAGAGCGCATGAATGCCAAACATGCTGAAATCATGGCGCATTTAAATGGCCACATGTCAAAATAGGGGGGAACCTACGGTTCCCTTAGACAATCGTGAATTTGCCGGGCTTCATTTCCACGAATTTACCCACTAAAACTCGGTTTCCAATTTTCAGGTTCTCGTAATCGTATACGTCATTGGTTTCTATGTCAATGCCGTATTTGACTCCGTCATGTATAATTTCTTTAATTTTCATTTTGCGCATTTCCTTGTTGAGGGGGACTGCCTCAGCGGTTGATTTTGCTGCAGTTGCTGCAGTTGCTGCTGCTGCTGCTGGTTTAGGTTTATCAGTTGCTCGTTTTTTGCCCTCTTCGGTTGCAGTCGCCTCGTCCTGGATGTTGGGCGTGTACGCGAACTTGTTCTCCGGGTTGTCGAACGTGAAGCACTTCAGCGTCTCTTTGCTGCCGGCTTTGGCGTGAATGGCGCAGTCAATCGCCGTCTCTTTCACGCACCGCAGAATGTTGCTGTTTATGGCTTCCTTCGTTTTCGCAATTTCATACAGAGACTCGTCCGTGGTGATGGGCTGACCCGTTTTCGTGCTGGTGTCCGATTCGCGCAGTTCGCGCGACACCCGAATGTATTTCAGCGCGGCATTGGACACGTCCACCACCGTCTTCGGGTCCGAAGATGCCAGCAGCGCCTCCTCTTGGTCCGCCGCCGCCTTCTCGTCCTTTGTCAGCGGCTTCAGCTGCGCCTGCGAATACACCATCAAATACAGGAACACGTTGACCGTGCGCAGCTCGGCCGGCAGGTCCTGGTGGCTGCAAATGCGCCGGGCGCGTCCCACCACCTGCTCAATGCGCACCGGGTGCCAGTACGGCTCCAGAATGTGCACGTACCGCACGTTGCGCAGGTTGATGCCCTCCGCCCCCGACGCCGAAATCATGAGCGTGTTGATGACCTCGCCGTAGAAATTGTTTCCCGAGATGCGCAGCAGCTCGTCTCGAATGTTGGACGGCACCTGGTCCCATTCGCTGTTGAAAATGCAGCGGATAATCTCCTTCTCTTCGGCATCTTCCTTGCCGGTGTAAAGCGCAAACCGGCGCTTGCCCGCGTCTTCGGGTCGGTTGTCCAGCACCCACTGGTTCGACGCCTTGTTGTGCTTGATGCGGAACTGCGCGTAGTCGTTCGCCTCCATCGCCATTTTCAGCAGGCCAATGCCCTCCAGCGTGCGGAACTGGCTGTACACCAGGTTGAGCCCCTCGTGCTTCGGGTCCTGCAAGTTCTGCAGCAGTTTGAGGAACTTCGGGCTGTAAATGGCCAGTGCGCGCGGATTAAAATATTGTTCCTCGTTGCGCTTCAACATGCCCAACACCTCTTCGATGCGGTCCTCATACTGTTTATAAGCCTCCGTTGCGGTTTTTTTCTGCAGTTCCGCCGCTTCGTCCACGCCGATCGCGCCTTCGGGGTTCTTTGTTATGGCACGCGCATTGTCGGCGTCGATGATGTCTTCGTCCACGTCTTCTTCCGCTGCGCCTTCTGCTGCACCTTCCGCTGCGCCTTTTGCTGCTCCGCTTATAAACGGTTTCGGGCGCCCGAGTTCCCTGGGAAACACGAAGTTGCACGCCGCGCGCGAGAAGATGCGGTACGAGCTGGACGGCTCGGAATACAGTTCCTTCATGGTCATCGGTTTCTTTCCCACGGCGGCGCCAGTTGCGCCTTCCGCCCTCGGTTTGCGCCCTGGGGCCAGCATCTTGCGCTTGTTCGCCTCGCGGTCCTTGTTGATTTCCACCAACCGCTCCTGCTGGTACACGCTCAGCTGGTAATTGCTCATCGGCACGCGCACCACCTCGAAATCGTTTGCGATATCGTAGCGGGGCAGCAGCTGCTCCTGGGCGCTGCGATAATACGACGTCAGGCCGAGGATGCGCCGTTTGAACACGTCCATGTTTTTCAGCTCGGCCGTGTCGGCGTCGATGAAATACTTTTCAAATCCGTCAAACGTGTCGGGCAGCGCCTTGTGCGCCACGGGATTCGCTGACGACTTGGTGGCCTTGATGCCCTCGGCTGCGAGCGTGGCCGTGATCAGCTTGATGAAGTCGTCGTCGTTTATAATGCCGTGCTCGTCCACGGCGAATGTGACGCCGTTGTAAAGCTTGTCCAGCTGCGCTTTGACGGCGCTCTTTGCAAGCACCTTGTGCACATTCACGAACCCGTAGGGGTTGCGCGTGACGGTCAGGGTGCGCTCGGTCGCGTTGTACTTCATGTAGTCCATGACGTCCACGGATTGGAACAGCTGCTGCAGCCGGGCCTCACTTATGCCCTGTGCCGACGACGCCAGTTGCAACGTCCACGTCTTGATGTAGCCGCGCAGAATGTTGAACAGCACGCCGATCTCGTTGGGGTAGTTGATGATGGGCGTGCCGGACAGCAGCACCACTTTGACATTCACGGCGTCCAGCAGAAACCGGTACAGGTTGAGCGCAATGGGGGCGTCCTCGGGTTTCAATGCTTTGTCCTTGGCACCCTTGGCACCCTTTTTGGCGCTGTCATCCGGCGCCTTCTTAATGTGGTTCACAATGCGGCTGACGAAATTGTGCGCCTCGTCAATGATGACCACCGTGTTGTCGAAGGGGTTCACGGTGTATCCGAGCGACAGCTCGTTGATGCGGTTTTCGCGCACACCGTTGTAGCTGATGAACGTGTATTTCGCCTGAATCATCTCGTTCAGCTGCGCATCCACCTCGCCCTGCTCCTTCGGGCTGAGGTCGCCGTAGTTGCTGGGTTTTTCGGGGTCCACCAGCCACGCGCCGCCGTGCTTCTTGACGTATTCCTCAGGGATGTCGAGCGTTTCGGCGAGGGACGGCGCCAATTCGGGCTTCTCCACGGCATCCACGAACTTCCAATGGCGGGGTCGCTTGTAAATGTCGTCGCCGCACTTCTTGAGTTCCTGCATGTAGTTGGTGCGCAGGAACGCGGGCGTCATGACGAACACGCGTTTGTTCGATTTCAGGCCCTCGGCAATTGCAATGGACGAGCACGTTTTGCCGCTGCCGAGTCCGTGATACAGCAGCAGGCCGCGGTAAGGGGAATACATGTTCAGGTAATCCTTGACGATTTTCTGGTGCGTTAGGAGGCCGAACTCTTCGGCGCTGCGGCGGTCCTCGCATGACACGACGCGGGACTCATCCATGATTTCGGCGCGAAAATTCTTCTGGAACAGCTTGTTGATGAATTCCACGAATTTCTCTCGGTTATTCAAGTAGTATTCCGATGCAACAAGGGGCTCGATGGGTTTTGTTGGTTGGGGGGGCTTCTTTGATTGCACTTGTGCGAGTTCCTTCGTTTGAGGTTCCTTCGTTTTTTCGAGTTCCTTCGTTTCTTTGTCCCCCTTTTTCCTGGTGCCGCGTTTTTGCTTTAATGGTTCCAAGTTCACCACTTCTTCATTTTCTTCAACCACCTCATTGGGTGCTTCTTGTAAAACCACTTTGTCTAGGGCTGGTGCCGATGAAACGGGTATGAGCTTTATTTTTTGCAGTTTGCGGCCCTTCAGTTTAGGAACCGGGGCTTCTTCCACGATGCTGACCAACTTTGCAGCGGTTAAAGTTAACGGGTTCGGTGCGGCTTCGGTTATGATTCCGCGCGCGGCCTTAATCCTGGCGAATATGTCTTCGCGATTGACCAATTTTAGGCTGGCTTGGTCCACGATCCGAACCGTTGGACCCATTGCGCGTTTTTCAGGTTCTTCTTCTTCGCTCTCTTTCTCTCTGTCTTCTCTCTCTTTCTCTTCGTCCCTTTCTTTCTCTCTGTCTTCTTCTTTGGATTTGGATTTAGATTTAGATGCGTTTGCAACAAAAAATGCAACCGAGAATTCTTTTTTCTTTTCGGCCAGTGGTTTTTTTCGTAGCGCATCTAAAATTGCAACTGCAGCCGACATGGTTGCTTGTTTATGTTATATGGTGTTTTATTATTTTTATTATTTTATATAGTATCTATTATATAACATACATATTATAATTCAATAATGCAAAAATACACTGGCGAGATCACTGGCGATATTCTATTGAATGCATTCGGACCCAACTTACCGACAACTGAACAAGTGAGATTCGACCAAGAACTTTGTTTCACATACTTTGGACCAGAATGTTATGCCGAACTCAGACGCGTGATAATTGTTTGTAGAAATGCAATGGTTGAACACTTATGTAGATTTACACCTAATTTGAATGTTTCTGTTGCCAATTATTATTTTGGAAACACGGCATTTTATGGAAGGCAAAACACAAGTGTGTTTGAACGTTGCGTTAGTTATATCATGTCTAATCAGTTTAACGCTACAAAAACAAGGTTTTATTATGCGTTGTTTATTCGGTCCACTGTTATAATAGAATTTATATTAGAACATTTAAATAAACAACGACAAACAATTGAAACAATCAAAGATTATGTTGACAAGTGGGTTGAGAAATGTTTTGAACATCTGGTTGCGTTAAACACGAGTGGGGGAGCATATGCGTTTGAAGGGTTTGTGAACCCAAATATGCCATTAGACATGGATTTGTTAGTTAATTTTTACCGTGAGCTTAAGGGTGATGAAAGAGACAAACATCTTAAAACCTTAATCGAATATGCAAAAAGACAATTTCGCGGGTCGGTGTATTCAAGTGTAAACCGCCTGTCGCGTACAGTAAAATTGTTCAGTCAAGCAGAAATTCTTGGTGCTTCAGGGTTATTTCCTTGTAAGGATTTAGACTTTTACAAAATGGAGGAATTGAGAAGTTTGTATTTGTACCCACGACGTGAGGTGTTGCCTGTCGTTGAAGCCTCGAAGGAGAGGGTAATTTTAAAATGTGTAAATCCTAATTATGGCGGCACCGGTATTGCTTCGGTTGAGTTTTTACCCCTATTTGGTCCCAATATGGAAAGGAATGACAACAGTAATGCCATGTTTGGTCGACTCAATGAGTTCGATATTCCTCCTCAAGGCCTCGATAGAAAATACTTTGGCAAACAGGAACTACACGATAGAAGGGAATATGACTTCGCGTTGCATTTTTTTAAGCATAGTTTGCAGCCTGTGATAAATCCGTTGACAGATGGTCCCATGCCCAAGTTATCATTAAATATGGATCCGTATAAGGCCATGTACATGCAATCTCAACAACAGCAACAACAACAACAACATCAACAACAACAGCAACAACAAGAGCAACTGCAACAACAAGAAGAAATGCAAAGGCAGCAAGAAGAAATGCAAAGGCAGCAAGCCAGTCTGGCCCGGGAAGAAATGATAAACCAAAACCGAAAATTGTTGCCCCCATCAACTATGACACCAATGGGTCAATTAAAATTTTGGTGGAACAAACAAGGTGGACGGCGTTCGAAGAAAAAAGGCAAAAAAGGCACCCGTCGTCATTCGAAGAAAAAAAGCACCCGTCGCCATTAAAAAAAATATAATCAAATGATATAAGCATTTAGCATTTGATTTTCATAATTTTGCAAAATGGAACAAATCAACCATTTTATTAATAACATGACCGTTGAAGAATTCAACGGCTATCCAGAGCAGCATTTGGTTGACGATTTGGGTGTTCGTATTCCGGTTCGTTTGGTGGGAACTGTGTATGATAACCAAGGCATTGCTTATATATTGTTTCTGGAACATGACCGCACCCCCATTTTTATTCCCATTCCGCCTGAACCTGCTGCTATGGCACCCCCATTCATCGACCGCTATCCAGCAGACGAAATGGAAGATGTGGAAGAACGGGTTTCACCGCGTCAAGCCGCACGCAGAGCAAGTCGGGCTGCAAGTCGAGCCGCAAGCCGGCCTGCACGCATGTCGCGCCGCGCCGACCGCAGAGCGGCGCTCCATGCATTTGAACAACAACAACTGCAGCGTCAACAACCCGGATTGTTTAATCCGCATAACATTTTTCAACAACCACAACAACCAGAACCACTACTGGTGCGTCCATTGCCCGTGCCGCCAACCCCAGCCAATCCGGCGTCTCGTCGTCAGCGCCGAAAGGCATCTCGATTGTCGCGAGAACGAAGAGAAGCGCGCATTCGTGCAGGATACGTGGTTGGTGGAAAAACCCGCCGCCACCGCAATTAAGGCATCTGCTAAGGCATGTATTGAATCGCGCTGTCGCACGCCAGCTGTTCCGCCTTCTTCTTGATTTTGTGCGAGGCCTGCGCCAAAAACACCAGGATGCGCCCGCCCGCCTCTTCGCACGCCGCGTGCACCGCCTCAAACGTCCTCAGCTCTGCGAAGCTGACGGCGGCCGCAGGCGACGTCTCGTATATTTGTTGCCCCAGACACAAATATACGCCCATGGTGTACCCCAACTCCATGTCGCGCCCGAGCTCAATGTAGTCCGGCGTGGTTTTGAACTCCTTCTGAATCTTCACCTGCAGGATGTTCTTGTAGTTGTCGTCGTTGCGAATGAGCGCAATCCAGTCAATGTGCTTCTCGAACACGTTTTCAATGAAGATTTGCGCCATCTGGAACCCGGGCCCGGTGGCAAACACGTGCTCGAACCAGTGCTCCTCGTCCTTGATCGAGATTTTGTTGTAATCCAGGAACAGCGCGCCCACGAACGCCTCAAACAGGCAGCCCAGCTTCTTCAGGTTCGTGCGCAGCTTCTTCTCCTCCGAGTGGCGCGAAATGATGAACCACTGGTGCAGGCCCATCTCGTACGCCATGCGCCCGATGGACTCGTTCTTCACAATGGCGATTTTCTTCTCGGTCATGAAGCCCTCGTTCTCTTTGGGGAAGCGACGGTACAGGCAGTACTTGGCCACGCACTCCAGCACGCCGTCGCCGAGGAACTCTAGGCGCTCGTTGGATTTGGTGCGCAGCGGCATGCAGTCGTCGGGTCTGTCGACCACGCGGATGTTTTCCGTGGTGTTCTCAAATTCGAGGCGGCGGGTATAAGACTGGTGCACGAACGCGCGCTTGTAAAGGTCGATGTTGTGCACCTTGGGGTCGGGCACGCCGTATGCGGTGAGAATAGATTGAATCTGACTCAATGTAATCTCGCGGTTTTCGGGGTTGTAAGGATTGAATATTAAGCCGCCATCCTCGGATGGCATGAATTCTTCGGCATGGAGCAATTTAGAGGTCAACGTTGAACGCTGTGGCGACGAACGTTGTGGCGACGAACGTTGTGGTGACGAACGCTGTTTGTCTGATTCCGATTCCATTGTTAAAGGGCTGGAGGATACAATTTTATCGCGGGTTCACTTTAAGTCCATTTGGAAATGTGTTTGAATGTTTTGAATGTTTTGAATGTGTTTGAATGTTTGAATGTTTGAATAGCATTTTATGAGCAATACAATAAATAAATGAACAAAAAAATAAAATATTTAGACATAATATAACTCAACGTTAAACAAACAAATAAAATGGTATTATCAACTACTAAAAAATGTCAGGCCATACAGTCCATCACCAACAACACGTGCATTCTTGGTGGCCCCAAGAAGGGTGGTCTCGTGACCATGCAGGGGCGCAACCCCAATCTTGGCAGCGCCATCACTTCCCGTGCTCCCTATTGCGGCTGCGGCATCCCTCTGGGTTGCATCCCCGGTCTTGCTTATTTGAAGGCCAATAAATTGCTCACCATGAACCCCCAGGGCTCTGGTGGTGTCCCCACTCGCATGTACAGGCCGGGCCTGTTCTAAACCGGGGAACGTAGTTCACAAGGCACCTAACGGCTCGGCCGTGCACTTGCTGCGTTTCGCCCCGAACCCCTCCTCCGAACCTTTCCCTTCATCAAGGTTTAACATCCCTCACTTATTTGTTATTATATAATTACTTAAATGTTAGTAATTATGTAATTGTAGCATAAACAAAGGAAACGCATGTTAATCCGGGTTGACACGCGCGAAGATGCGTTGCACGGAATGTTTAAACTGAACTCAGCGCATCAGCTGCGGTCTGAACCCCTCCCCGTGGGCGACGTCATTCTCTCTTCTGCTGACGGGCAAACGGACTACATCGTGTTTGAGCGCAAGACCCTTCTGGATTTAGCAGCATCCATCCGGGACGGCCGATACAAGGAGCAGTCGCATCGGCTGCAGGCCATTCCCAACGTGCATTGCCACAACGTGGTTTACATCATCGAGGGCGACCTTGCGCGATACAATGAACGCTTTAGTAAAATCAGCAAAAAGGCGCTTTATTCGGCCATGTGCTCTTTGAATTACTACAAGGGCTTTAGCGTGGTTCGAACCATGTCCATCATGGAAACGCACGAGCTCATTCAGCACTATGCCGACAAATTGGCGGCATCTCCTGCGCCTTATGGGAAATATTACAGCGTTCCTGCATCAGCGGCTAATGAAGCGGCAACAACAACAACAACAGCGGCAACAACAGCAACAACAACCACAACAGCAACAACAACCACAACAGCAACAACAGCAACAACAGCAACAACAGCAACCACGGCAACAACAGCAACCACA